CCTGATTAGGAAGTCAAAATGGCAAATCAATACAATGAAGACTCAATCCAAATTCTGGAGAGTCAAGAAGCAGTGCGAACCCGTCCTGCTATGTACATTGGAGATACTGGTAAAAAGGGTCTTCACCACCTTGTTTGGGAAATCTTAGACAACTCTGTTGATGAGCATATGGCTGGCCATTGTTCAAAGATTAATGTAATTGTTTCCGCAGACAACAAAACATTGACAGTAATTGACAATGGTCGTGGCATTCCAACAGCTGTTAAGCAAGAAGATCCTAAGAAAAGAAGCACTCTTGAAATTGTCCTTACTGAGCTTCACGCAGGTGGTAAGTTTGGCGATGACGGTTCTGGTTATGAAGCAGCAGGTGGTTTGCATGGTGTTGGCGCATCCTGTGTAAACTTTCTTTCTTTGAACCTTACTGCAGAAGTTAGCAGAGATAAAAAGCTATATCAATTAAACTTTGAAAGAGGCATTCCAGTCGGCTCAATTAAGGAGATTGGAACTTCTACAAATACTGGAACAAAGATTATATTTACCCCAGACTTCAATATCTTTGGTCAGTTTGCAGTAGAAGATGCTTTTCGTGAGCATTTGATTGATAGCTTTGAAGTTGATGAAGTTTTTGCCGAGTGTTCTGGTAAATGGCGTAAAGCTTTAATTAATGGAGAAGTAAATGGCGCTATCTTTTTTGATATCTTTAAAGCAACAAAGATTAGTGAACAATCTTTAGATGTCATTTACAGAATTTGGTACAAGCGCTCTAACGACAATATCCAATTTGATGAAAATGTACTACTACGTCGTCTTCGTGAAACTGCCTATCTTAATGGCGGTTTAAAAATTGTTTATGAAAATAAACACACAGGCAACAAAGAAGAATTTTATTTTGAAGGCGGTATTGCTGACTATGTTAGTTACCTTGCATCTTCAAGAACTGGTGTTTTTCCAACCAAGCCATTTTTCTTTGACAATAAAAGTGGAAAAGTTAATGTTCAAGTATCTTTCCAATATGGTGAAGAAGATGAAGAAACTATTCATACATATGCAAACAACATTAATACAGCAGATGGTGGTACACACTTAAGTGGGTTTAAAACTTCCATTACCAGAGTTGTTAATCAATTCGCACGTTCTTCTGGAGTTTTAAAGGAAAAGGAACCAAATTTAACAGGTGAAGATATCCGAGAAGGAATTATTGCCATTATTTCTGTTCGCCTTCCTCAACCTCAATTCGAAGGTCAGACTAAGGGTAAGTTAGGCTCGCAAGAAGTTGAAGGTGTAGTTAACAGATTATTTTCTGAAGCAATCACCGAATACTTTGAAAAAAACCCTACAATCGTCAAGAATATTGCTGAAAGAGCACTTAGAGCTGCAAAGGCAAGAGCAGCAGCTAAACGTGCGTCAGAATCCATCAAAAGGCAGGGTTTTCTTGGGCGTTCTGGTTCTTTACCAGGAAAGCTTTCTGATTGTAACTCAGAAGATGCTACTTCTACAGAACTTTACATTGTAGAAGGCGATTCTGCTGCTGGTTCTTGTAAGGGCGGGCGTGATCCTGAATTCCAAGCTGTTATGCCAATTCGTGGAAAGATTATCAACCCCGAAAAGAATGATTATGCCAAGTTGATGCAAAATGAAGAAGTGGCTGCAATCATTTCTGCTTTAGGCACTGGCATTCGTGATGATTTTAATATTGATGATTTAAGATATGGAAAAATCATCATTATGACTGACGCTGATGATGATGGTGCACATATTGCTGCACTTTTAATGACATTCTTCTATAGATTTATGCGTCCGTTAATCACAGAAGGGCATCTCTTCTTAGCAAAACCACCACTATACCGTGTGATTGTTAAGAATCAAAGATTTTACATCCATACAAATGAAGAACTTGACTCCTATCGCAAGAAGTATGGTGATAAAATAGAAGTAACTCGTTTTAAAGGTCTAGGCGAAATGGATGCCGATGAACTTGGTGTTACAACAATGGAAATTGGAAAGCGACAGGTTATTCAAGTAACTGTCGATGATGCCGATGAAGCCTCAAGAATCTTGTCTGTATTGATGGGAAGCAATGTTGGGCCTCGTAAAGAGCATATTATTAACAAATCTGCCGGTCGTGCAGTGGAGATGAACAATGGGTAGAAAACCTAAGAACGTAGAAGTTGAAACACTTTCAACAGCTGAAGATTACATTATTCAAAAAGAGTTCATTGAGCTTATTGATGAGCGCTTTACGAATTATGCTTTTGCTGTGATGGAAGACCGTGCGCTTCCAGATGCTAGGGACGGTATGAAACCGTCCCAACGCAGAACTCTTGTTGCCATGAATGATCTTAACCTTCGTTCTGGAGGCAAGACTAAGAAGTGTGCAAAGATTTGTGGTGACGTATCGGGCAACTACCATCCTCACGGTGAAGCAGTTGTTTACCCAACACTTGTACGTATGGCACAAGATTGGTCATTAAGATATCCACTTATCACCCCTCAAGGTAACTTTGGCTCTCCAGCTCCTGAAGATAAGCCAGCTGCTATGCGATATACAGAAGCTAAGTTTTCTGTTTTCGGTGACCAGATGATTTCTGAGCTTTCTGACCAAGTTGTGGACTATGTCTCAAACTACAACGATGAGTTAATGGAACCTACAGTACTTCCTTCATTACTGCCAAACCTTATCATTAATGGATGTTCTGGTATTGCTGTTGGATGGGCAACAAATATGGCTCCTCACAATTTACGTGAGGTTGCAAACCTTATTGATGCTTATATTAAGAATCCAGAGATTACTGATGAAGAAGTAATTAACATTCTCCCGGGCCCTGATTTTCCTGTTCCTTGTAAAATCCTTGGCACTGAAGGTATTAAAAGCTACTTAACATCTGGTCGTGGAACGGTGCAAATTGAGGGCTACTACTCCATTGAACAAGAAAAGAGTGGCCAACAGTTCATTAAGGTTACTGCATTGCCTTATGGTGGTTCAGCTGAAGGTTTTTGTCGTGAAATTAAAGAGCTTGTTGAATCAAAAAGAGTAGAGGGTATCACCAACCTTAAAAACCTTACCAACAAGAAGGGTATGGACATTCGCATTTGGGTTGGAAAGAATGCTAACTCAAATGTTGTTTTAAATCTTATTTTAAAACACACGTCTTTACGCACCAACTTTTCTGTTAACTCCACTGTCTTAATGGATGGTAAAAAAGTTGTTGAAAACGTACCTGTTATCAAACTGGTAGAAGTTTTTGTCAACCATCGCAAAGAAGTGCTTACGAGGAAATTCAATGCGGAGCTTGCTAAAAATAATCGAAGAACTCATATTTTGGAGGGCCTTATTGGAATTACCTCTAAAATTGATGCGGTTATCAAACTTATTCGGGAAGCTGATAATCGGGAAATTGCACTCCAAGGACTGATTGACGGCGGGTTTGTCGTCTCACCTGAACAAGCAGATGCTGTTCTTAAGATTACCCTTGGTAACTTAACAAAGCTTGACACTCGTGCCATGAATGATGAGTTTGACAAGTTGACGAAGCGTAGTGAATGGTTGACTGACCAACTTGCTTCTGACAAGAAAATGCTCAAGCTTATATCCAAAGAACAGCTAGAGCTTGCTGAAAAGATTGGTGATGATAGACGTTGCGAGATTATTGAATCTGCTGGAACTCTTTCAGTTGAAGACTTAATCCCAGAAGAGAATATTATTGTTTCTCTGACTAAGGATGGATATATCAAGAGAGTTCCAACCACAACATTCAAAGCTCAAAATCGTGGTGGAAAAGGTGTCATTGGCGTTAAGTCACGAGAAGAAGACGAAGCAGCTGATATCTTCCCTGGTTCAACTCATGATCTTTTCTTGTTCTTTACTAATCAGGGCAACCTCTTAAAGAAAAAGGGACACGAAATTCCACTATCTTCAAGAACTTCAAAGGGAATGCACCTCGCTAATCTCTTGAATCTTAATCCAGATGAAAAAGTGTCTTCAACTATCACACTTAAAACTCTTGATTCTGATGGCTACTTCATTATGACGACAAAGAAGGGCTTAGTAAAGCGGAGCGAGATTCGTGATTACGACTCATCTTTGCGCAAGCGTGGTCTTAAAGCTATTACCCTTACAGATGGTGACGAATTAGCAGTTGTTCAAATTACAAATGGAAACCAAGATATCATGTTCGTTACTGGCGACGGAATGGCTGTACGTTATAACGAAGAAGTAGTTCGTTCTACAGGTAAAAATTCACAAGGCTGCAAGGCTATGCTTTTATCAGAGAATGATTCGATTGTAGCTATGATGTCTTTTAGCCCTGAAGAAAATCCTTCTGTATTAGTTATTACTGAGCAGGGATTTGGTAAGAAAACAGACACAGCTGATTATCGTTCTACTTCTGGAAGATATGTCAAGGGTCTTAAGACTATAAACCAAGTTAAAAAAGACCGTAATGGCAAAATAGTTGCTGCTGCTATAGTCCAAGATGATGATGACTTCATTACTTTAACATCTAAGGGAAAGATGATTCGTAATCGAGTAGCAGATATAAAGTCAAAGGGACGTTCAAACATGGGTATCACCTTGGTTTCCCTTGACAATGGTGACACAGTTCAAACTGTCAAGGTTGTTAAAACAGAACCTGAAGAGGAATATACAGAAGAAATGGACTAATATTAATATATCTTATTAAGGATATTTAAATATGGCAAATGCACTTTACGATACTGGAAGAAATGCTTTTTTAAGAGGCGATTTAAGTTGGAACTCTAATACTTTCAAAGTAGTATTATTATCGAGTTCATATACACCTAATCTTTCCACACATCAGTATTTATCAAGTATTTCAGCTGGTACTAGAGTGGCCACATCTTCTGCCTTAACAACATTATTACCAGGAGCCGGAGTTGCTGATGCGAGTGACATTACATTCACATCAGTTTCCGGCTCTCAAGTCACTCAGTTTGTTGTTTATAGAGACACTGGAGTTGAATCCACATCTCAACTAGTAGCTTATTTTGATACAGCCATTAACCTACCTATTACCCCCAATGGCGGAGATATAACTTTAACTTGGTCAAATGATACTAATAGAATTTTTAAACTTTAGGAGCAGAAATGGATTATTCAACATACACAATAGAAGAACTTGCAGCTCTTAAAGATGAGAAAGAGCTATTATTTGAATCTGCAAAGCTTGAACTTAATGAAGTTGCTGATGCTTTAAGAGACAAACTTATAAACCAAGAGTTAGAAAACAAACTTTCTCAAATGTCACCTGAAGAAATCGAAATTCTCAGAAACATGATTCCTGTTCAAATGTCTATCCCCAGTATACAATCTGAAGAGGAAATGGGTAAGTTATAACCGCTTAAGATATGAGCGCTGATGACTTCAAAGCGCAAGCTACAAACCAAAGTATTGGCGCTACATCAATACCATCTGAAGAGTCCTTTGGCACTGCAACTATAGCTTTAAGACAAAGGGTTACTTTATCATCTGGTATTACTTCACTAGCTTCATTTCCAACCAATTCTAGCTTAGCATTTACCAGAGGATTTACAATTTCATCTGGAATAGCAACATCTGAAGCATTTCAAAACGACAATACATTTTTACAAAACAATTCATTAGATGTATTACCAATAGGCAAACTTTTGAGAGATTCAGAAATAGTCTCTCCTACAATTAATTCATCTATTGATATAGCTCTTGTGCCAATAGGTTCAGCAGAGTCATTACCCTCATCCTCTGTTGGAAATATTGCATATATATCATTCTCAGGAAATGGGATAAGTAGTGCAGAGCTTTTAGGAAATCACACATTTAACTCTATATCTTATATAGAGCAAATTTCATCAATAAACTCACAGATATATTTAAGTACAAACAACATTGTATCTTTAGAAAATAGTATATATCCTACTTCCATAGGAACATCACAAGTTTTACAAAATGATAACTATTTTGGCAGCTTAGTAGGTATTGTTTTAACTACGGGAATACCATCAGGTTTTTCATCGCCAATCAATTCCACTATAGAACCGATAGGCTCATTACAAAATATATTGCTTGGTAGCGGAATAGCTTCTAAAGAATTATTTGGAAGAAGATTAACGTTTTTTCCTCCTCCGCCTTCATACCTTAGAAATGGTTTTATCTATGGATACACGGTAGTAGTAAATAACATTTTTGTCACTTTAGAAAGGCAAAATCTTTTAGATACTATAACCAGAATTCCAAAAAAGATAGAAAACTTACAATCAAAGTCTGAAAGTATTAACGGCTTTATCGAATCAAAAAATACATTATTTTCTAATATAGATACAGTTTATAGTATTGAAGTAGAAATAGCTCAAGAGCAAACAGTTATCGCAAGACAAACAAAGTACTATTTAGAAAGTTATATTAAGCAAAAGAATAAAATTACTAGCAATATATATGTCGATGAGAATAACAATTTCTATGGTGTTAGGAAAGGAAGAATAACCTAACAAGGATTAATAAAATGCCGCAAAATCCAATTTACACAAACTCTACAATAAAAATTTATGCAAAGATTAAAGATGAGGATGGGAATTATGTCGATCCTACAGGTCTTGATTTTTACATTACTGGGCCTGGTGCTGGCGCTACTACAATTAATTACACCTATGGAGATGGAATTGTCTTAAAGTCTGGTGTTGGAACAACTGGAATTTATTATGTTGAATATTTACCAACAACATCTGGAAGATACAAGTACACATGGGAAGCGTCAGGAACGATTCAGGCTGCATTTAAAAGTTTCTTTGAAGTTGACGACTCTAGGTGGAGCTAATGAGCTTTCCTGGTTCACTTACTAGATTACAATTTGCAACTGGTTTATTAATCAGAAGCGTAAAAGTAAATGGAGATTACTTACTTGTAGATAATTGTACTATTAATCAATTTCAAGAAATTGACATGAATAAACTTTACATACAAGGCGGACCAGGAACGGCTATAGCTAACATTGGTGCTAAAAAATTTACGGGAGAGTTAAGTTTTCCAATAAGAGTAGATAGAGATAACAATTTGGAGCCAGCTGTAAAAACAATTCTTCAACATGCTGAAAATCCAATGTATGCCCTAACACTTGACACTAATCATGTGCTTTCTTACCTTGATTTGACAGCTGAAAATGGTGGTACTGATAATAACGAACTACTGTCTTTAGACCAAATGGTGTTAAAAAGTTTATCAATCACTTGTTCTTCAGATGATGATATAAAAGTTTCTGCTTCTTTTGAGGGAATGATCGACGTTAGAAGCAGCTCGGATTATGCTGTACCTGATGAAAATCATGTTATGGGTAGGTCTTTAAACTGGGGAGACTGTGACGCAAGCAGATACCAATCTACAATGAGAAGTGTTTCTAATTTCACTTTGCAAATAAACAATGAAATAGAAACCCCTTCCTTTTTGATTCCATATTCTGCTACAGGGTCTACAAGAAGTGATCAAATAAGCTTTATAGGTGTTAAAGAGGTTAAATGGTCTGGCGAAATGTCAGAATTTATAAGGGTTGGTGCAGAACTTGATACACACATTCATGGTGGGTGGATGGTAAACGAAAATTTACAATTTAATCTAGGCCCTATAACTGCAACATATAATGTTCCGCTATTTCAATTCGCTGAATTGCCCTTAACTTCAAAGATTTTAACAAGAAAAACAAAATGGAATGCGATGATAGGCCCTGCGCAGCCAATGAAACTAGGAGGTCTTTTCACATTTCAAGAATAAAAAGACAATATTACTAAAATGTAATAAAGGAAAAATTTGCATCTTAAAAGTTTAAATTGGTAAAGGGAGATTTATTATGCCTCTTAATAATAATCTATTCGGTGTTTATAAGTCACTTAAGGTTAGTGGTGTAACTTATGTTGCTGAGTCTGCAACCAGAAAGGTTGAGATGGAAGTAGACGCAAAGAACTATGTACAAGGTTCACCAAAGGCTCGTGTTCTTAACATCGGTGGTACAAAAGAATCTATTTCCATCACCGCTCCTATCCTTGTTGGTGGTGGACAAAGTGTCGATGGAAGATCATTAGCTAACACCAAGATTTCTGAAATCTTGGACCCAAACAATGCTAGACTTCCAGTTCTTGAATCTGCTACTTACAAAGTTAGCCCAGAAGGCGCTAGTGTAACTATCAACCTCAAGTCTGATGGTGATCCAGGAAGCAATACTGACGCATCTGCAAGACCATTTGAAGTATCTGGTAGAGAAATCGAAGAGCTTAAGCCTAATAGTGCTGGCGGTCCTTCAAGAGTTGCTCGTTTCTACGACTTCAGAGTACAAATTGGTAACAGAAAATACTTCATCATGGAAGCAACCCTCAACGTTAATTCTTCCGTTACCGAAGCTTACTTCTTAGTTCCTAACGACCCAGCTATTACAGACTCTGTAACCCAAGCTCGTATCACCCAAAGTATTGGTGGTAACATTGCTGCTGGTTACCAATTCCCATTCCTTGGTATCTCTGGTATCAAGATCAGTGGACAAGGCAAGGCTGCTGTTGTTCTTAAGGATGTACCTGGTACTGCTAACTACGGCGACTACTACTTCTTCGATTACGATACAGAAGGTGGTACATTTGACGAGTCCCTCAACCTTGGTCTTGGTAAGGGACAATCTGACCTTACATTCCAAAGACCAGGTGTTGCAGTTTACGAAGCTCAAACATTTATGCTTGAGATTTACGACCCTGTAGCTGCTGCATGGACAAACCTTCTTCCTGCTTCAATTGACTTGTCAAAGACAGTTGTTAACTCCTCAAACTTCTCAGTTACCACAGGTGTTCTTACTGTTGACTTTGACTTCTTCTGCTGGGTTCAATAATCTAGTAGCAGAAATGCTTATAAAAAAAGCCTCCCATTTGGGAGGCTTTTTTTATTCATTAGACCAATCAACAATAAACTCATCATATTGCCAGTCATCAAAAGAATCTATTTTATCCCAAGCATTTTTAACTACATACAGTTGAGATTTATTCATTAAAGACAAAATTAATGCATCTATCAAAGAACAAATAGAATAAAATCTTCTATGTTTATTATCTACAAAATGAATTGAAGCATATAAAATATCGCCAACTTTTGATTCAAGATATATAGATTCAATTTTAGTATTCTGATCTGTAATAAACTTAAAAAAAAGTTGATGTATTGTATTTATATGCGAGCTTTTGTGCAAGCCTTTAAATACAAAAGATAACATACTACCCTCATAAGAATTTAAAGGAATAGCTATATCTTTATCATCCCCAGCAATAAGAGCAAATGTATGATTATCTGGGCTTATCAAAATATGCTCAAGCTTTACTGGGATAAGTTCTAAGTTATCAATATTATTGAGCTTCGAAACTTTAATTTTTTTAATAGGCAAATTGTCCATTAATGATCACATCCAGAACTATGGCATGGTGGACAGGTTCTGCAAAGTTTATTATTTAGCCAATGAGAAAAAGCAACCATAATAGCTCCCCCAACTAAAAATAATAAATATATGTCAAATTCAAATACACGAAAATGTGATACGTGTTCGTGTGCTAATCTTCCAATAACTAAAAGCGTCAAACCAATTCCAAGGAATGAAAATGCTTTGAATGACTTATGCTTTCTAAATCCAAAACATAAGCTAGTCACTCCTAACATAGCAGAAATCATAAGAAGAATCCATTCAAATTCTTCAGTCGCAAATAAAGATAAACCAAAAATAGGCAATAAAGTTATGACTAATGGCATAATCATACAATGTATAGCACAAGTAATACTTGCAATCATTCCAGCTTTATCTAACATATTTTTAATCCAACTTCAAGGTGTAGCTTTTACGATGAAAGTGTTGCAAGCCATATTTTACAACAGCTTCTTTATGCTTGGCAGTAATGTAGCCCTTATTACTTATTAAATCATACTCAGGATGCTCCTCATGCAATTTAGAAAGAACTCTATCGTGATGTACTTTTGCTATGATGCTTGCTGCAGCTACAGCTAAAGAAGTTGCATCTGCCTTAGGTATCATCAACTGTGGATTTAAACTATTTTTTGGGCCCTGATCTATAACATAAAGATGAGGCAATTCATCTATGTATTTAGTTGCTATGGATGCAGAATTAATCATTGCGTTCAGATTGGCTTCTTGTATGCCGAATTTATCAATATCTTCTGCAGATATTTCAACCACTCCATAAGAAACACAACTGGTAATGATTCTGTCGTAAAGTTCTTCTCTTTTTTTCTCAGTTAGCTTTTTAGAATCATTGACCCCTTCTAAAACCTGTCTATCATCTAAAACTACACATGCAGCAACCAAGGGGCCAGCAAGGGAACCACGACCACATTCATCAATGCCAGCAATATATCTTCCGTACTTTAAACGAAGTTCATCATCAAATTTCTTTAACTCTATATGAGCTTGTGATTTCATTGCATTTCTTTCTTAGCTAAAGAATGAACCTTATTTGATAATAAATTGACAAGTTCTTTTCCTGATTCAACAAGAGAAGAAAGCAACTCAATATTTTCTGAATAATAATCAGATTCTATACTTAGTCTTAAATCCTCGAGCTCTTTAACTTCGTCATTATTTAAAACTTTAGTATCAATAAGTTCAAGTGACTGTATTTTCAAAGATGTGAGCCAATCTCTTAAATTTGACAGCTGTTTAAATCTTTCATCTTCGATTTTATTTTCTTCAGCATCATTAAGCAAATTAGTCATTTCTTCCTCTGATAATGAACCAGATAATACCATAACCTTTTCATTATTGGTAGCTTCATCTATTGCTTTGACAGTTACAATTCCATTAGCATCAACATCAAAAACTACTTCAATTTTTGGTGTTCCTCTTCTAGATGCTGGAATATTATCAAGCTTAAATTCACCCAAATAATGATTGTATTTAGTCTGCGGTCTTTCTCCTTGGAATACTTTAACATCTACTGCGGTTTGATTGTCTTCTGCCGTGGTAAATACTTCTTTAAACTCTGTGGGGACTTGAGTATTGCGTCTGATCATTGTATTCATAACGCCACCCATAGTTTCAATACCAAGAGATAGTGGAGTAACATCTAACAAGAAAACAAGCTTATCAGAACTTCCAGAAAGAACGGAAGCCTGAATTGCTGCTCCTAGTGCCACTGCTTCATCTGGATTAATGCTCTTATTTGGCCTCTTTCCTGTCCATTCTTGCACTTTTAGAGCAACATATGGGATTCTTGTTGAACCGCCTACAAAAACCACCTCATTGACGTCAGAATAGGTAATTCCAGCGTCCTTGATTGCTTGTTCTATGCAGGTTTTAGTTTTGAGAAGCGGTTCATCTAAGCATTTTTCAAATTCTTCTCTTGTAACTACCACAGAAAGATTAACTGGTTGTCTGTTTCTAAAAGCAAACATTGGAATAGACACTGTGGTTTTTTCAACTTGAGACAGTGTTTTCTTTGCTTTTTCTGCTGCAGCTCTTAATCTTGTTTTTTGAGTGTCGTCCAAATCTTCAATACGGTCTTGTTGATAGTTGTAATCAAAATTGGAATTAAACTTTGTTAAAATGATTTGTGCTAAAGCAGAATCGAAATCTGCTCCACCAAGTTTAGTGTCTCCTGCTGTTGAGAGAACATGAAAATCACAACCATCAGATAGCTTAAGTAAAGTAACGTCAAAAGTACCGCCACCAAGATCATAAACCAAGATTGTCGAATCATTATTTTTATCTAGCCCATAAGCTAAAGATGCAGCTGTAGGTTCGTTAATAATTCGTAGTACATTTAAACCTGCCATCTCTCCTGCAGCTTTAGTTGCTTTACGCTCATCATTATTAAAATAAGCAGGGACAGTTATAACTGCATCTGTAACTTCTTGACCTAAATAATCTTCTGCATCTCTTTTAAGCTTTTTGAGGATTTCTGAAGATACTCTGTATGGAGAATATTTTGTCCATCCACCAAAAGAATATATTTCTTCAAACCCCTGAGCCATTTTACGTTTAACAAGCCTGATGGTTCGATCTGGTACTTGTGATTCATAATCAACTGCTAAATTGCCCACAAGTACATTATTATCTTCGTCTATTGAGAAAACAGATGGAGTAATACGATCGCCTTCAGCATTAGGAATTACTTCGGGAATATCGTTTTTTACATAAGAAACAACGGAAAAAGTGCTACCTAAATCAATACCAATTGCTAGACCCATAATCTAGCCTTATACAATTATTCTGGGTCTTCGTCTGGTAAAACACTTCCGCCAGGTTTGTATCCTTCCATTAAGCTTTGAAGTACATCATGGTCTTCAAGTCTTTTTTGGACTGACATTAACTCATGTCTTGAAATTGGGTCTTTGATTTGTATTTGTGTAGGATCTTTTGGCAATGAATTTCTATAATCATGTGCCATTGAAATTAATTGGACAACAGCAAAAGTATCCTTGCATTTTAAGCATCTCATTACAGAGTATATTTCAACTTCTGACTTAGGGAGCCAACCCAAATGAGATTCTTTGAAAAAAGGATGCTTGCAAGTTCTATTTAAACAATTTTTAGGTCTACCAACAATAGTTTGATGATGCATAATATTCCCCTTTTTTCCTATGCAGTTAATTATTATTCTGTATTATAATCAACTATTCCTAAAGGACAAAGTCATATTTATATTGTAAAATAAAGTCGAAGTTTATTCATTGTCGAATTTTCTTCTCCAATGGTGTTTGGTAATACTTAAAAGGAGGATATGACAATGAAGATTCTTGATGATATTGAAAAAATGTTTGCTGTGTTTTTTGAAACAATGTTTAAATACGAATTCTAATTATGAAAACCGCTATTGTTTATGCCTGTTATCTAGTTAATTCATGGCAATCAATAGTTTCAGAACAATTAGACAGAATCTTCTCCTCCTTTACAGTGTTGAAAGGGGGAGAAGTTTTTATTTGTGCCTCTGGTAAAGAAGAAGAATATTTAAAGCTATTGCAGTTAGTTAATGGTCGCAAGGCTCAGATTTCATTTCACCCTGACACAAGATTTAGTTGTGAAGCTTATGGATTTTTAAAAATTTATGAACTCAGTAAAAATAACTATGATTATGTAGGCTATTTACATGCCAAAGGCGTTACCAAACTTTATAAACCAGAACACGTTAAATCTTGTATAGAAAGCTGGCGTAAATGTATGGAATATTATGTTTTAGATAAATCCGAAACATGTATTCAATCACTACATAATTCCAATAAAAACTGTGCCGGTGTTATGTTCGATTGCTTGCAGTTATTTCACAATAAGCTAATAAATTTTGATTTTTTTGTTTCTAAATATCATAACTTTATTTTTCCAGGAAACTTCTTCTGGGTTAAGTGCTCTTGGTTATGTGAACAAGAAAAGCCAGTTTTAGATGAAGATTATTGGTATTATGAAAGATTTTTAGGCCACTGTCAAAATGTAAATCCACACTATCTTTGGATAAGAAAATATTCTAACTTTGGTGGTAACGCTATATATCTGGAAAAAATAAATGAGTCTGAATATAAAAGAATCATTTAATTTGATATAAATTCCAAGCTCTTTCGTTCCTGTAAACTTTCTTTCTCATATTGCAGTGAGATTTAAGATTCTTCTGTTCAAGCATAAAGTCTATAATGATTGCATCAGGTTTATTATTTTGTTTAGATACATCAATATTTGGCCCTACACATCTTAAAACTCTACCAACTTGTTGATATGTTGTTACTGAAGATTGATTCGAACCAGCCAAGATAAGAGTAGAGATTTTTGGAGCGTCTACACCTACGTTTGCCCATTGAGTCGCTATTAAAACTATTTCATTATTTTCAACAGCATTAAGCATTCTTCGGCGGTAGTTCTTTTCCTCATCTGTTGGATCGTCTACACCTTTATCTCCACCAGGGACAAAAACAGCATCTTCTATCATTCCCTCAAGAATGTCGCCGTGCTCTCTTCTTTCAACAAGGATTAACGTAGGTCTTCCAGCTTCTTTAAAACCCTCTGCAAATTCTTTAATACGATAGTTTCTTTCCCAGTTATTTACAATATTATTACTGTAAATATCTGGATAAGTTTCACCACCATTATTCTCAGAAACATTACATACGAATATCTTAGGAGGAACTAAAAATCCAAGCTCTATCAAGTCAGATGCCGATACTTCAATAATCTTTCTGCCTAATGTTCCTTCAATGCGGATTTCTTGATTGTCCATTCTCCAAGGTGTACCAGACAAGCCTAAACGATAATAAGCATTTTTAGCTTGTTTACCTAGCTCTTCGATAACAACAGATGCTACGTGCGCTTCATCAACAATAAAGGCATTACAAGAAGAGATTAAGTTTCTTACTTGACTCTTTTGCAGCAAAGTGTCTTGTCGGTTATCCCAAGCAGCTTGAGCTTTCTTGTATGCTGCTAAATCAACTTTAATTAATGAGTTAAGCTCTTTATTAAATTGCTTTTCTAATGCTAAAGCAGCTGCAGCATAAGTTTTTTTCTTTTTAAGATCGGATTCATTCAAAGCTATTTCTGAAGCTTTTTCCATATCCAAAGACAGTTTGGTTAAATCTCTTCTTGCATTATTTTCTGAAATCTTCCATTTTTTTGTAGCTTCTTCTAATTCTTTTTGAAGTTGAGCAGTTGTTTTAGGACCATCACTAGCAGGGTCATCAACTACCTTGTTGCCTTTTTCTAAATATTTCTTATCAAATGCAATAAGAGCTGTTTGGTAGGTAATAACATTGATGCCTTCCATGTTTAAGTTGCATAAACCACCACCAGCAATGCCAACTTCAACCTTTTCCCCATTGAATCTTAAGTATCTTTCAAACTCTTTTTGAGTTTGTTTAAGGAGTTCAATAGCTGGCACAATAAATACAACTGGGGCTACTGCAAGATTTTCAAATATCTTACAAGAAGTCATAGTTTTACCAGCGCCAGTACAAAGAGAAAGCATGCCCCTTTGAGTTTTCTTAGCTAAGGTTGCTGCGTTTTCTTGATAAAAACGAAGATCTTTGCCTTCAAAATCACATGTGACAGGGTAGTTTCTTTCTGGTTTTTCTCGTGCATCTACAATCTGATACTCAACTTCGAGTTTGTCAAATAGCTGTCTTACACGACGAACAAGACCAGAAGGGAATGTGGCAATTCTCTTATTATATAACGAAATTCTGCCATCCCATTGACCTTGCTTATATTTCTGAGACCATTCAGCAGACGGAACTTCATAAGATAGCTCCTGCCTTACAGCTTCATGCAACTGAGCATTAACAGATGGGTCTTGATGTAAATAACCAATCAATTTACTCGTAGCATTGTTAACTTCTATAGTTACCATAATTCAAGTATATCACAAAAAAACAGGAGCTCATTATTGACCTCCTGTTTACTAATCATCAAACACTATTTAATGAACATTCATTGCATTGAACTTATTAACAGCAACTGCAATAGTTGTAGGCTTTTTGCCTACAAACAACTCTAATGTGGTGATAACTAGAGTTTGGATTCTTTGCAAATCTTCTTCAGTTAAAGTAACACCTTCATTAGCTGCTGCAAGTTTAATAAATCTTACAAATGTATCAATTCTGTCAGCTTCAGAATATTCGCCATCTTGAATATTTTGCAGTCCTTTAATCCAAATATCAACTAAAAGACCGCCCTTTTCGCCTAGTTGTGAAGCTAAAAGATTCTTGATAACAAACAATGAATCTAATGCTACTTGAGACTCTGATTTATAGCCCCTAGAAAGCAAAAAAAGTCCAAAGATTGTCAAAACGCACACAATGACAACAGGCAAAACTGATGTTGCGTGAGATGTTAGCGATTTGATTAAAGCTTCCATATTAGCAGTTCTTTGCGACTACATCATCGCCATCATCAACAGCGTCAATGTCTAAATCTACGTCTGTTGTCAAAGGGATAGTAAGTTCGTCCTTAACAGGTTGATCTTTTTCATCAGCCCAAACAACTTCCTTAATTTCCTCTGCCTTAACTTCATCGCCATCATTGTCAGTAAAATTCTCGATTCTACCATTGGCTCTCTTAACCATTGCCATTTATATCACCTCAGTTTTTTAAAGTATCAACGTATGATTTTAAAATACGCTCTTGTTCTTCAGTAAGCTCTGTAGGGAAATTATACATTAAAGACACAAGAAATGAACCTGAAGTATTGTCAGGTTTTGGTATGCCTTCATTTGGATAACTTAATAATAAATCTGTGCCTGAGAGCTTAGGAATTGTAACTTCTTTTATTTGACCATTGGGAAACTTTATCCTTTTTACAGCTCCACAAATAGCTTCTACAGGATTGACTTGAATCTTTTTAAATACATTTCCTGTGTTGTCAAAATCAAAATCAGGATGTTGATTTAAACCAAATTCAATAATAAGCTTGCCTGGAGGGCTGTTGGGGTTTTCATGATTTCCCATATCAGGCTTCATTATTGTGTTGAAAATGCTGCCTTTTTCTAAGTCTATATCAAGATGCATCTGCTCTTGAACTAAACCAACTCCATGACAGCCTCCGCAAATATGTTCAAACTTCCAGCCCTTTCCTTGACAGTTTTGACACGGGCCAAATACTTGTTCAAAGAAAAAACCAGCATGTTGAATTGTTTGTTTGTTTTGACCCGAACCCATACAGGTCATACAAGTGTTACGCCCACCTTTTCCGCCTTCTCCAGTACATTGAGAGCAGAATTTTTGACGGGCGTATACTATTTTTCTATTTATCTTGTTAAATAAATCTTCTAAGTTTAAGTTTACTCGGATGTTTAAAGGAGTATTGAAATTTTGCCTTCTTGCGAAATTGACTTCATTCCAATTATTAAAAGGACTCTGCGGTTGATCTAATTGGGCCTTTTTGTTAGGATCAGATAAAACAGAATAAGCCTCATTAATCTGTTTAAACTTCTCCTCTGCGTTAGGATCTTTATTTACATCTGGATGAAACTGCTTAGATAACTTTCTATATGCTGATTTAATTTCATCAGCTGAAGCTTTTCTTGAAACACCTAAAATTTCATAATGATCTTGCATACTTATAAGTATACAATCTATTTAAAATATTAATCAATAACATCCCATTTCCTTTTAATACAGAAAAATTCATTACAGAATAATTCTTTTTTAAACCATGCAATATTTTTTCTATTTTGGATAATTATCTTGCCCCAAACTTTACCATCATACCATTCAGTCTTATAAATTTTTCCTGTATACCCTATTCTTGATACATTATCAATAAACCAAGTCAGTGCTTCTTTATTTCCAGTAATTCTAATATAAGATGATTTTCCATGTCTGACTTTAATTGTGCCATCCCCGTCTATCCAACCACGAATAAAATGTGGCAACATTTCATCACTAATTTCAGGAGCAATAAAATTATAAGTTTTATTAGGAATAATTCCCCATTTTTTTAATAAAATGTCGAGTTTTTTATGACCAATACAAATCATCTTTTGAGGATCACCATTTTGAGCAGGTACGCTTACAATTTTATCTTGGCTCAAACCAATACAATCACAAATATATTTAATAACATTTATATCTTTTTCATTTAAACTGATTTTTAAATTGTAGGTAATATCAGCTAAAAGATTTCTTTTCTGCAATGATCCATCAGCGAAAATAAAACCTGCTATATACGCAAGATCCGGTGAGTCTTTTTCGAAAAAAGTTAAATTCCAACTAATACTTCTTTCTCGAGTTAAACTTTTTTTGTAGATGATGTTATGATTATTTAAAATTCTATTTATTGGTTCAACACTTATTCCATATTTTTTTTGAATGTGCGTTTTTGTTAAACCTAACTTGCAATCATTTAAAATTAAGTTTTCAAGCTCAAGAGATATTTTAGACATATAAATATATTACCTTTTATGAATATTAAATACATATTCTTTTAAAAACAATATAACACCTGTTGTGTAACCGTTATTTGCCTAGTTGTTTCATTAAACCAATAATTTTATTAGAAGGGCATGCAGTGTTTTCACCAACACCAACATCTGCATGCTGCCCTGTAACACCGATGATCGATCCGTACACAAGAGAATCAGTACCAATAACCATCCCGCCAGATGCGCCTTCCAAAATGTCAGCATCGATGAATAACACGTCAACCCATGCTTTACTCGGTGCTGCAGGGCCTAATGTCTGGTGAGTGTTTGTAATTCTACCAACAGTTGCTGTATCGTGAAAACCTTCTGGAGAACCTATAACTGCAACAATATCTCCGACTTCTGCTTGGTCTGAATTTGCTAAAGCAACAGCTGGAATAATCTTAGCTACTGGTTTGCATAAGATTATTCCAGCGTCAACATTAGGATCAGAAATTTGCATCTGTGCTGGGTACATTGTTCTACCATCAAATGAAACTTTAATCTGATGCGGCTTCTTTTCTAACTCAGGTGGAACTACGTGAGAAGCTGTGGCAATATAACCATCACCAAGATGAAATCCACTTCCTGTCCAACTTGAGTCAGCATCATCCACAAAAATAGTGCAAGAAGATTGAATAGCGGTTTGAATTAACTTCTTAACCGGGTCGTCAATCTTCTGCCCTAATTTTAATCTCCATTCTAACTCAGTGGTATTAAATTTAAACAAACTCATCTATAAATGACCTTATATATAATGTCTTTCTCTTCTATCGTTCCAAATCTTCTTGAATCGTCGGAGTTATTCTTATTATCCCCTAAAAGAAAATATTGACCTTTAGGTATTTTACAATCAATAACCATGCATCTACTGTCTACAAGAAAAAATATCAATTCAGGGTGGCTTAAATCCTGAATCATTTTAGGTTCAGAAAAACCAGGTTCTAATATAACTTGATAATATTCTCCTGGAAGATATGCCACTCTTTTAATTATAGTTTCTCTTGCATCATTATATGCAACAACAATATCTCCACGCTCAATCTTATCAACTTTTTTGGCCAAAACTAACTGATGAGATTTCAATGCTGGGTACATTGAATTTCCAACAACCATAATAACTTTGTATGGATTAAAATACAAAACTATTATTAAAGCCAAACCTATTAATAATTTTAATAAATTTTTATTTCTCATTGACTCCTCCTAAGAATAAGAGAGAGATGAGGTTTCTTTTTTTATTTTGGCCTAAGCTCTTTTTAAATTAATTTTTCTTGTAATCTTGCTTCTTCTTCTGGGGTCATAGGAACTTGAACTACCACATTTTTATATTTTGAAGGATCAATGTTTATAAAATTTGGTACTCCGTATTCATAACCATCAGCTGTTTTCATCGGGTTTTCTAAAAGCAAGTTGTTAAGTGCTTTAATCATATCAACATACCCTTTGATCAATTCTACACCAGGATTTGATCTCGAATATGATAACAATAAAGCACAAATTCCAGTTATAAATGGAGACGCTTGGCTTGTACCAGACATTGTTGCGTATCCATTGTTAAAGTGCGTTGAATAAATATCAACACCAGGCGCAGCGACAGTAATTCTTTGACCACGAGATGAAAAATTAGCTATTTTGCCGTTTTTATCCATAGCAGCTACAGCAATAACTTCATCATATTTAGCTGGGTAGCATACATCTCCACCATCATTTCCAGCTGCTGCAACTATAATCATTCCCTTATTAGTGGCTTCTTTAATTGCATCATGAATTTCTTGTGGGGGTTGTGATGGACTTCCTAGTGATAAATTTAAAATATCACAATTAGCATCAATAGCAGCTCTGATACCTTTTGCAATACTTTCATAAGAGCCAGAGCCATCCCTATTTAATACCTTAATCGGAAGGATAGTACATTCTGGTGCTACACCAACAATACCTTGGCCATCTTCTCTAGCACCAATTATGCCAGAGACGTGTATTCCATGACCACTTCCGTGATCAATAAAAGTGTCTTCACTTGTACAATTTAAACCAGTTCCCCAAGATTTACCCTGAGGCAAATCTTTATGGTCAACCATACCAGTGTCCAAAACACCAACTAAAACACCAGCGCCCTTTGATAATTTCCAATACTTTTCAATATTGCACATTACTAAGCCCCAGCCAGTATTGTCGCCTATTGAAAAACCCATTGGAGCTATCTTGTACTCAAGCTCTTCTTTAGGAATGAATTGTATATTTTCTGACATATTTTTTTTCTCCAGATGATACTATTAATATATTCTGATTTGATATATGTCAATACCTATCACAAAATTTGAACATCTACTGAACGAACAGCTAATCCAGTGTCAACTCCATCAGACGGTGTTATAAGAACTGAAATTATACTGCCTGATTTAACGTATTCGCTTGATAAGGTGACCGTAGGACTTTCTATTGATAATGGCTTATCTTTATCCAGCCATTGTATTGATGAACGATTATTTACAGTAGTAGGTGAGCCAGATTCTCCATTGTAATAATCATAAGACGCTATTATTGAAGCTCCTGATGACATTGTATATGTTCCAGTAATTGAATCAAGTATTATTGAATTATTAGGATCATTTGAAGCTAAAACTAAGTTAGAGATATATGGTGCAGAATTGTCGTTCAATATTACACTTCTTGAAGTTACTCCCACTCCAGTTTTAAATCCATCTGAAGGTGAAACAACAGCAAAAACTACATCTCCAGCCAAGAACACATCATCATTTCCTGATAAATCAGCAATTCTTTCTACAGTCCTATTTCTGTAGTTTGGTAAAGAGTTTGATGAATGGACCTCAGTAGTTGTACCTACGCCCAATACTTCTCTATACCTATACCATTTAGTTTGAGTTTTTTGCTCTCTATTACCGTCTGGTGAGTAAAAATCATAATTCAAAGTCATTCTTTCATTAATTGAAATTGAAGACCCAACTGAGCTCGTAGATGTAATTTGAGGAACAGATAATAAGTATGGTTGTGTTGTATTTACAAATGATGAAAAAACATCTGCGTTTTTCACAGTTGAGTATTGTAATGCATATCCATAAATATTAGTGACTGCTTGGTCGTACTCTTTAATCTCAACGCCAATTCTAAACTTATTTGATGGTAGTACAAATATAGTGACTGTATCTGTTCTTTCAAGTTCGTTATAGAAAGTAACAGCTCCATCTTCTCTATCCAAAAAGTAATCACCACGAGTTATAGAACCATTGATTAAAATTACTACCTGGCTATCAAAAGGCCACCTTCCATTAACTGCAAAATAAGTTTTATTATCAATCGTAAAAGTTGGCTCTCCATAATAATTTGATTGCCTTTCAGGATAAGTAATTTTAACAGGAGTAGTTATAAGAACTGGTATTTCAAAAGATATTGTTCCATTTATAAAATTAGTTTTATAATTTTTGGGATCTATTTCTGTTTTTCCGTCAGCTTCATAGACTGTAATTATTGCGTCACTTCTCCAATTTTTGAAAACCAGACCATTGTAATAGGTTTGAAGGACTTGAGGAATTAAAGGCTCGTTTAAATCATTTACACCTGAAATATCGATCAAGGTTAAACCAGTAGATGTAGAATACACAACTTCGTCAGTATATTGAAAAGTTACTTGACGGTTACTCAAACAAGCATTTCTGTTTGTTGTTATTAACTCGTAATCTTCCCAGTCATGACTATCCCCTCTACAAATACCCCATTGCATCTTTGCATTTTCAGGTAAAGAGACATTAGTTGTTAAATTGTACTCAAAGATACTACCCTTTATGTCATATGGCTGTGTAATCATAGTCTTTACAGCTGGTGTGGTTACGACATGATAAAGTGATGTGACTTCAGGTCTTATTACAGCAGATCCGGACCATCCTTCAAGCATTGATATTGAATATTCAATATTGGTCACTTCTTTTTTAAATGTATATCCAGTTCCACTAATGAGTGTTATCCAAGATGAATAATTTTGTCGATCATTTGCCCATCTAAACCTAACTGAGACAGTAGAACCAGATGCTGCAGAAAAATCACCATAAATACTCTTAATGTAAGTTGGTTCATCATATTCTATAGTTCTCGACCATGAAGCATTAAAAACATCATTTGATTGACCTTGCAAAAAAGAGCCTAATGAATTTTCAAGATCCCCATTATCTTCACCATTTAAAATGTCAAAATGCTTGCCGTTGGTGTTTACAGATAATTTTTGTAGATTTATAGGATCATGAGCTCTACCAAAACCAAATGTATTTATATTTACACCACTATCATTCCAAGCAGCATTAGCGGCTGAAATAACATCTTCACTTAAATCAGTGGAAATGTTATCACCATCAGCAAATACAAATGATAAAGGCTTGTATGTTTCAGACCATTGTCTAATAAGTTCAGTTCTTGCGGTGTCTGAATTTTTTATATCTGATGCTGTTCCATCCCAGTCTTGCCTTAAGTATACGTTTAATACATCACCTGAAGTCATGCCGAATCCTGAACTAAACACCAGTCTGCCCAAAGAAGGCGTTACTGTGTAGTTGCTTGTTCTGATTGTTCCACTTACATTAACTTCAACATTAGGATAATCAGATGAACTCCAAGTATATGTGCCTCCTGTGCTTGATTTTGAAAGGTATATAGTCAAGCTTGTATTTGATGTTCCAGACCAACGCACAAGGCCAATTTGTTTTTTACTTGAATTGGAATACCAAGTTCTTAAATCATTTAATCTTAATGAATTAATTTGAGATAAATAAGATACAACTTTATTTACTCGTGAAATATTATTAATCTCATCATCAGTTTTTAATATTGCTTCTGAAATAGATTGTGGCGACAGGCCAACTACAGAAATACCAACCGTCTCAAGTAACTCGCTTTTTGTACCTTTTTGTTTTAAAGATAATATGTTTTTATCAAATAAAGCAGTCGTGTTGGTATATCCTGTTCCAGTTTTTTGCTGAATAGAAGTTCCATACTGCCAAAAGTCAAAATATGTTGTGTCTAAATTGCTGCTCAAACTAGATACATATTTTCTAGTACGATTTGACAGAGTACTAAAGAAATCTTTTATTGTAAGCTCGTATTGTGTGCTTCCAATTGATGATTTTATAGAAGAACTATCATCAAACACCATAGAAGTAGCAAATTTTATATCAGTAGTTAAGGAACCATTGTCCTTCACTATGACGCCAGAACTTGTTCCAAGATTCCAATAACTTGTAGTTGTGCCAGATGCAGTGTAAGTACCTACAGGTACAATTGTGTCGGTTGGAGTCAAAGGATTGACAAAATATACTTTAAAGAATATATCTATATCAGGTGACAACTGTGCGTAACTCCATGCACTTGCAAAAGACCAGGATTTCCCATCAGCGTATGGATTGTATCTGCTTGATTTTGTCCATTGCATCAGCTGTATTCCACCTGATGTAACTTCTTCGCTTACTACAAACGCAATAGTTGAACCAATAGATGTTGAGTAATTAAAATCAAAATTAACAAATGTACTTGAAGTTATATCCACTGGATTATATACAGTTGAACTAGTGGCTACAATACTTAACGGAATACCATCTGAATTCACAGAGTATAAGTATCCTCTCACAGTGTTATTGGCAAAAGAAGTTTGGTATCTAACATCTGATGACAAAAAAGTTTTGACTTCTAAATGTGCTGCAGCCTTTTGTAGAAGAGTTTGTCCTGTACCTACAATGAAAGATTGACCTATTTTTCCACCAAGCGTAATACCTTCTCCAAAGTCTAAGTGATTATTTGGTCTTCCAGTAAAGCTTACGACTGAACCAATTTCCTCCGTTTCAAATCCAGGGTCGAACCAAGTATCACCGCTATCAATGCTATACCAAAGACCAAATTCTGTTGCTGCAAGTAAGACTTGATCTCCTGTTCCAGAACTTGTAAATACTTTTAAATCATAAACAGCAGTTAAACCACCATTGATTCTCTCGCATTTCTCAAATGTGTTTCCTTCATCTAAAGATCTATAAACCCCATTGTTTGTGCCAATATAAATTTTAGATTTGCCTGGTGCTGAACCACCCGGAGATGCTTCAGTATCTAAAGCAAAGCAATTGCATGACAGCCCTTCCAAATAACGATTTTCAATAACGAAATCTGGTGTATTAGCATCTGCAGGGTCAAGCCAACGCCAGTTTCTTACTTTAAGTAAACCATTGTTTGTTAAGATAAACATCGGTACTGGAGCTTTTGTTGCAGGGGGTGTAGCTAAAGGTCTGAATATTTTATAGTATTTATATCCATTAACTTTTCCACCAAAAACTTCTCTTCCAGTCAAGAAAGCAGTTAGTTGTGTATTTGCGCTTGCTCCGTTTGTAACTGCAAATAAACCGTTTTCAGCACAAACATACAATGCATCAGTTTCTGTCTGTTTTGCGTTTCCCTGACTGTCGGTAGTAATTTTTATAAACTTGTCTTTGTAAAGCCCGTTAACTCTAAACTTATCTACCAAAGTTACGTGATCTGATTGAAATTGAGTTGCTCCATTTGGAATCCATACAAATGAAACTCCATCTTCTTTGGCATAAGCTTCAAAAGTTCCATCGAACCAAGCTCCATTTAAATAATCAAATTGTGCTTGCGTAAATGATGGATTTAATGTGTAAATATCGTCAGATGTGCTACCAGTCCAAAGTCCAGCATCAGTTCCAATATTGATAGTATTTGTAGTGTTATTCTTGATGTAATAAACTCTTGAAGCACTTCCCAAATGGCTAACCACATCATAATGATTGAAATACTTCCATAGGCCTCTGTCCGTTCCTATGTACATATTCTCCCCTAATGATGATGGGTTGTAAATTACATAAGATGCTACAGGAGCATCTGCTCTGTCATCGACAGAGGGAACCAATCCAATGAAATCAGTATTTGATGTTGCTTCATTATCAAAGTTGTCATCATCTATATCATTAGTAAATATTAAATTTTTGAGCCCAGTTTCCTTTTCTATAGATTTATTTGAAACAGTAGGGTAAGGATCAAAATAAGTTTGATCTCCATTTCCCAATCTCAAAACAATGTCAGATGTATTCGAAACATTTAAGGAGTTAAAATTATAAGCTTGGTTAGTTTGTTTTTTAGAAATATAATCTTGTATGCCTAAATATTTTTTTGTTCTTACAGCATATACTTCTGTGTTAACCGGAAATGTATATGCACTGGCTCTTGGAATTATATTGTTAGTGTAAATTTTAGTTTTGTCATCATAAACAATATTAACAATACACTGCTCTGATATTACAGGGTTAGATTTTGGAACTTTGAATTGTAAAATTGTTAAAGATGTTTCAGCTATTGGCTGTTTTGTAAAGAAAACTGTTTCAGACGGTGCATTAGCCTTGCTTAAAGTAGTTATCGGCAAGCTATCTGAAACTAAGTCTCTTACCACTTCTTCATGATAAGTTTCACCAGTATTAAATAAAAAGGCACCTTCTCTGATGATTGTTATAAAAACATCATTAATTTGAGCTGCTTTTAGGCTAGAAGTAAACTCTATTTTACCCAGTTCAGGAGCTAAAATATATGGAATAGTGCTTGGCTTTTTGCCTATGTATACAATAACTTTAGCGTTTGTAGAAGACCAAGGTTTTACATAAAATATTCTATAATCTCTTTCAAAAGTAAAACTCTTTCCATAACTTGCAGCTGCATTAAGTTTTATTAATTGATACTGATAATACTTATTAAAATTATATTCTTGAACAGAATCTTGAGCATTAAAAATAGAAACTTCATCACTATTTCTAAAAGCATCGTAGGCTCTTGTCCATGGATGATTTGTTTCTGGATTTACATATGTTTCATTCCAAACAAAATCTGTCGAAACATATACACCACGATTTGTACCTGCATATATATATCCAAGACCAGAGTTACTAGCAGCTACAGAATAAACTGTATTAACTTCGCCTTGCAATGTAGAGTCCCAATATAAATTGCGAGATTGTGGATTAATTCCAGGACCAGTTGTGTCGGTAGCTAAGCCTACACCTTTTGTATGCCCGATAATATAATCATTTGAGTTTGCATAATTTCTGAAAGCGATAGAAGTGATAGTTCCACCTAAGCCAGAAGCAGAAAAAAGCTTGTATTTTGTGATATAAAAATTTAGTTCAGAAGTTCCTAGTGTTATGGTTCCAGAGTTTTTATCAACAAACCAGATGCTATCAGAATTCTTTGTGCCATTTACGACTGAAACATTTTCTCCAGCAACAGTACCAGATATTCCAGATCTTGAAAGCGCCCAGTTTGTTGTAGAGTTTCCTAAAGTAGAAACATAATAGACACCATTATGTGCAGAATTTGGCTGATTTTTAACTAAAACACTTTGTCCTGTTCCGGTTGTTGTGTAAGTGTAATCATCTATTGCAAAAGCTGCTTTTGGATAAAGCATTACATAAGATGTAGAGGCAGTTGAAGATCCAGAATACGCAGAATCAAGATAAATTCTTGAATCACTAAAAATTGAATCAATACTGTACCAAGCGGTTACATCTGCGCCAACTGTAAAACCAATACCAATGCTTACACCAGTTCCAGCATAGTCTGTAAATTTTGTATTTAAACCACTTACAATTGTACTTCCAGTTGAAACATTTACAAAACCTAATGTTTCTTCATCGTATGGTTTGAATGTAAGGGTGTGCGGATCGCTAAGTGAGCTGTAAGTGCCTGATAATTTAACTGTTGTTGCTGCCTTAACGGGCTTTGACGTTATAGAACCTGAAAGAGGGTGATTCCAATAAGTATATGATGTTGTTTCGTCAGACGTCTCAACATATTCAGCAGTATGTGTAATATAAACATCTTGCTCAGTCCACCAGATTAAATCGTTTTTATTTATTCCAGTAGATCCATCTTTAATCCAATAAATTCCCCTTACAGGTTGAGCAAAAACTCTATTTAATGAACCTAAACTTCCGTAATATAATCCAGAATTTCCAATTGAGCCAGAAGCATACACAGTTCTGTCATAAGAAATTTGAGGGGCACTACCTTCGAGTGTTTTTGTTCTTCTAGTGCTAATTTCAGTTACAGATGATATAGGCGAAAGCCCAGTTAAAGCTATTCCACTTTCATTGTTTATATTTTTAACTTTAGTCCAAGCCCAATCATTTTCAGTTAATTTGTCTGCAATTTGAGCTGTATATAATCCGTCATCTGTTCCCATATATGAAAAATATGAGTATTTGTATCCTGTGAATCTACCTGCAGAATTATATATTTCCTCTCTGTCTGTAGATAGATAAAATGCTGTTGACAAAATCGGGTTAGATAACGAAGTATCAATTGGATTCTTTACAACAGTCCAGTTGTCTCCAAAATCTGAAGAAGTCCAAACTCTTCCTTCCTTTGTTAGTGCATAAGTTGTTTTGAAATAATTAAATGACTCTGGGTGTAAAATGTTATCAATAAAATATGAAACACGGCCTTTATCAATGTTCCAACCAGTTTGATATGTTCCACTTGAAAAATCAGTAGATGATATAAGCCCTCTTTTGTTTCCAACTAAATATTTACCAGCATCGACGTTTAAAGATTTGTTTATGTGATAGATTTCTGAAATATTTTGTAAATCTGAATTTGGAATTTCAGGATAAAAAAATGTATGATTACCTTCAGCAAATAATCTTAATGAAGGTACTAAAGAAGCTTGGTTTTTATATCTATTTATTCCAATGTGATCTAAATTAACAATTCTTTTTTGATCAAGAGTGCCAGCGTTAAAAGATGCTGCGTCTACATCTTTAAGTCTTGAGCCTGCTAATTTGCCCTCAATTTGTATTCCTACTTTTTCAACAACTACATAAAGATTAGCATACGTAAAAGCTTCAATATCAGGCAAGCTTGATTTTATTATTAATTCACCTGCAAATGGGTTTATTTCATAATAATCTTCATCAACTAATATGCCATTTATATAAACCCTGGCTGGTATATAATCAGTATTAGACCATACAAATAAATTATAATATATAGTTGTTGTATTTGTGTTTGCATCAGTAATTGAAGTTGTTGTACCATCAGTAAGGAAAATACTTGCCCCTGCCACCAAAGAACCTGAAAGTAATGAACCATAACTTTTATTTGTTTCACTTAATGAGATTGGCAAAAGTTTCTTCTGTGGAGATTTTGGAAGATAAATTTGAAGCCTGTCAGAAGAATCAAGATTGTTTTTTAATGAAATAGTTGATGATGACAGGTTAAGATTATATAGAGAAGAATCTAATTTTACATCATTCAATCTTACTTCTGGTAAGCCAAAATATCCAATTGTAGTTGCAGTACCTGATGTTGGAACTGGGTTAAAATTTGGGTTACTTTGAATCTTAAAAATATTCGAAGCATAATTAAGTTGATTATTTGAATCAAGAGGTAAAGCGTCCAACACAACTCTCGATGAGAGATCGATTTTTGATGGATTTCCTTCTGTTCCTGAGTGAACATGCTTGTAAAATGCTTTTCTTAATGCTTGTTGAAACTGGCCTGAAAGATTTTTAACTTCGTTTCTACTATCAGAATAAGTAACTTCATCAATTACATAAACATTTTGTGTGATTGAATAATCTGTGTCTACTCTATTAGTTGTAGAAGCTTCTGCTAAATAAATCGCATCGTTTTGTAAATAATACTCTTCGTCTGGATTTTGAGGAGAAGTTATTGCACAAATACCCTCTGATTGTAAACAGATACTTGGTTCTGCCCAAACATAATAAGTGTTGAATCCAGTATATCTGAAGTAATTATACTTTTCAGTTTTTGCTGAAAAAGTACTTACAATACCAGTGCCAGGAGTAACTAATACACATTGCTCAAAAGCGTCAAAGAAAAATAAGTTTGAAGTGTTTAAAGTAAATGAGGTTTCTGAAGAATCGGCAGTCCAAGTCGCAAGCCATAATGTTTGAGTTGAATTATTGCCACCCTTTACATAAACTAGAAAATTGTCACTATAATCTGAACTATTATTAAGCTCAGCAGCCCTTACCCAACTTGCTTCATCTTTAACTATGTACACACCATTTTGAGATGGGTCTGTTTGTAATCTGACAAGAACTCTATCACCATCAACTAAAGACACTCCATCTACAGTTTGAAGATTTGACAAAGTTATGTTTGCATTTGTAGCTACTTCACAATATCTTTTATTTGTGGATATTTCACGAGCAAAATTAAGATTGAGATATGATAATCTTTGACCTAATTCGCTTTCATAATTAGTTAAATAAGCATCAATTAGAGCTAACTGATTTGTTCTATAATCTGAAAGTTTATATACTTCCCAGCCTGATAAAATTCCAGGCCCAACAAATTTAAAAAGAGCTTGCAGTTGGTTTTCTGATGTAAGCATATTTTGCTTATCAAACAGTGGGTACCACTTGTCGCCATATTCTAAGTAAAGGTAATTATATGTATTTGTTCTTTGAGACATTTTACAATTCTGGCATAAACTTCATATCTTCATCACCAGCATCTAGTTGAACAGCAAAGTCATAAACAATCGAAGGATCGCCATCAATAGAGGTTAATAAGATTGCAAATTTTATGGTTGATGAAGGAGTGTCGAGTTCAAAAGTTTTATTTGGCTCTATAACGGTGTAACGACCAAAGTCGTATTTATAACCGTCTCTATCATCTGTTGTATACCCATAAACAATCTCTCCATCCTTTTTGTCTTGGTTAGAAGTTAACAAGCCTCTTCTAAATGTAGGTGTAGGAATTGTTGTACTGTAATCTTCAGTATTAAATGTATTTGTAAAGAAGTAAGAGCCTGATGCTGCCTTATATGTGATAGTAACTGCCTTGACTTCTGGAGTATCTCCTTGAGTTGCTGATATAAGCTCTAAATAATATTGAATAAACTTTCCACTATATGCTTGTAAATCGATAGTAAGAGTTTCAGCTGTTAAAGGCGTTGCGCTATTATTGATGTAGGATTTAGAGTAAGCTTCACTCCAAGGTGTTGTAAAGCAACCTTCGGAGGTGTCTGATGTTCTTACATAGACATTAATTCCTGTACCTGCATCAAGTCCAAGGGCAGTATTTGTGTGATACTCATTAAGAACTAGCACAGTCATTGTGGTCCATTGGGAAAGAGTTGGAACATAAAATGGCTGATTTACATAACTTCCTGTGGATCTTACCTTTCTCTTTGGTGAATATATTGCATCAGTTACACTAGGAATGTACGTAATTGGTGTAACTGAAGAGCTCATTTCAGGTTTAACTTGATAAATAACACCCTTCAAGGTAGTATTTGTATCACCACCACCGCCACTACCACCACCATCACCGCCATCCGATGGTGTTACATTTAAGGTGCCGGTATAGGAAGCTAAACCTAAAGTTGCAGTAACAATAGTACTTAATACTGTAGAAGCCACGTTTGTATTAACTGTAACATTAAATGTTGCAGATAAACTATTTGCTGGAACAGTTACACTCGATACGCTTGCGGTAGAATTGCCATCAGTTGTTATTGTGTATATCGATGTAGTATTTACACTTGTTGGTAAACGTAAAGTCGCAACCGCAGTACTTCCAGCCAAAACAGACGTTGGAGCAAAGGTTATGTACCCAAGGCCTGGAATGATATTATCTTCTCCTCCTGTGTCCCCTTGGAAAATAAAATCATTCAAAGACTCATAAGGCACTGTTCCATCTGAAAGTCTATAGTTATGATAGTTGCCTGCTTCATCTTTTAATCTTACATAGGCATATCTTTTCGTTGTTTCGTAAAATGATGGGTCAAAAGTATAAGAACTTCCATCCAACCCACTTCCTAAGTAAGAATTGACTAAATTATTTACTGAAGTAATAGCATTAGGTTTATAAAAATAATCTGCACTGACAGCTATAAAATTATTGAAAGCTGAAGCCGTATCTTTCCATAATAAAGATACTTTTGGTATATAAGTGGAGGATTCTTTAACAGCAACCTCAAGTTTAATAGGGTAATATATGTCTTGAACTAAATCGACTGTCTGAATAGCCAAATTTTCAGTCAATGTATTTGTTGTTACATTATTTTCAGAAGACCATAGTGATGCTGCAGTAAGGGTTGTGCCATTACCAGTCAGCCTTACATTAGTATTAGTATCGACTTGGAATTGATAACTTGCTGTGGATGGAGCCTTTATAGCTCCCTCAAAAACAACAGTGTAATAAGAAGAGCCTATACCTGAAGGTTTAGAAGTTGTGATATTAAACTCATTTATTGCGGTACTTTGATTTGCTATTGTGATGAAAGAATAATCTCTATCGTTTTTATAATCCGTGGAACCAGACGCTGCAAATTGCTTCCAAGTTAATTGCAATCCAGGATTACTGTATTTTGGATAGGTCAAAGTCTTAACTATATCTAATGATTTGACATAGCTAAACAAACCACTATCAGTTGAAATAAATAAGAATTTTCCTGAGCTATCGTCATTCAAATTATATATATTAGCAGCAGTAGTGTCATGAATTTTAACCCAAGAGGCTGGATTGTTATTTGAGTCATATACAAGCCTCCATACCTGACCACCATTAAATCCAACAACTATAGTATTAAAAGTGGTTGAATAAATCATCGACTGAACTTGATCAAATTCGGCAGGAGTGGTTCGACTAAAATCAACCCCGTTGTATCTGAAGATACTTGCTTGCAGAGTGCCAGTCTTGCCAGCGGTTCCTACAAATAATATTCCCCTATCACTTGCCAAAGCTGAAATTTTCTCTTCGGTGAAATCAGTTTTGATTGCAGTAAATTTTTTATCAAAAAACTTGTAAACACTTGCACTCTTAGTTGTAGTTTTTTTAGTTCCAACATACAATGCACCACCATGTGACACTAGTGCAGTAACTGGTGGTAACAATTTATATTGTGAAGAATCAAGCGGGTTTTTCTGATTTATTATTGTCCAGTAATCTCCCTGAGAAGATTGATAGATATATCCCAATTCAGTTCCAACATAGACTACAGAATTGTGAACTGCAACAGTACTGATCGTATCTCCAGTAGATGTAAGGTCGAGATTTAGTGCGGGCCTTTGTGCTGTTCCTTGCGCAACTGAAGCATTTTGATAAGATGCCATTACCATCTGATTGGATATTGGAGCTGATCTTAAAAAACCTAAAGTAGAAACATTATCAAGTTTTTCCCAAAGTTTTGATTGATTAGTTATGTTCCAATCATAAACAGAAGCGCCTTCAGTAAACGGAGCCCAAGCCCTTGTATCAACATTTTCAAACTCATCAGCATCTCTAAAATCTGAAAAATGAGAGGCTTGAACTGCGACAACATCTGACCATTCATCAATACCCGCAATAGTAAGGGTGCCTGCTTCAATATTGGCTAGAAGGTCCCCACGATAACCTATCCTAATATTTGAAAATCTTGTAGGGGTATTAAACTTGTATCGAATAAAATCTGTTGTTGTGGAACTAGCAGAATTGTAATACAAAGTTGTCCATGATGATTTGGGTGTCAATTTTGTTTCTACAATATAGCTTTTAGTTTTAGATGCAGTGATACCAATATTTAAAGCTTGGACTAATGGGTATAAACCAGTTTCAGCATCTGGAGTCAAATACATGTTGAGAAAATAAGCATCACCGGCGCCAATTTTTTCGTATTGTGATGTGTTGGTACTACCACCAAAATTAGTTGCTTGATATAAATTTTTTCCAATTATATCTTGCGCCATAATATCCGAAGCAATTGATTCACCATCAGAACTAGTTCCAACAAGTTTTAAGTATCCTATTTGCTTTTGAGCCAACCTTCTCCAAGAGTTAGATTCGTAAACAGCATAATTTAATGTGTCATCATTCTTTACATAAATACTTATGGCACCAGATGATGTCACACCCGACTTAGTTATAGGTTCAAATGATAAAACAATCCAATATGTCGTTTGTGCTGACAATGTAACAGGAACTAAAGGTGTTAAACTATATTCTTGATAGCTAGTTGTTAATGTATCGTATTGAATTACGCCTAACTCTACTATTTGAGTGTTCGGAATATCACCTGATGTATTGGAATATAATGAAACAGTCACTCTACCTGTTTGATTACCTATAGCAGGGGTTGGGGGAGTGAGTTGATTTGATTTTAATTGAATTGCAAATGAAGTAACTCTTTGCTCTGTGCTTGAAACAAACTGCCATCCTTCGATTGCTGAAGTTGTAAGCGCCAAGCTTCTATCACTAAATCCAGAGGTGGTGGAATCTAAAGGTGCGTAAGCAGCAAATGTTCTTACATCAATACCACCAGATGATACTGATTCGTTAACAATGACTAGCCCTTCAGGAGGTTTTGTGTCTAGAATTACTTCAGCAAAAGGATACGTGAGTTCTTTTTTAAATAAATCGGTTGAGTCACTAAAAAATCCTGTGTCATTACCGATTACAACTTCACCATTGTCTAGGCCGGTATTCCATTCACCTGGATCAAAATATTTATTCTCTGCACTGTTATTAATGGACAAAGTAAATAATGATAGGTCTGTAATTGAAGTAGTTGAATTGTCAGTTAAGTTGCCACCAAAATATTTTACTTTAACTATGTCTGTGGGTTTAATTCTGACATATGTTTTAAGAACTACCGTGGATTTTTGAGTCGATGATCCTGAAGAGTTTTGAATATAAGCACTTTTAACTGAAATCGGGATATCATTGACAAAAATATAAAAGCCTTCAATTTCTACTGCAGGAAGTAATGGTAAAGACAATACACCGCTCAAAGTTACATAAATAGTATAGCCATCAGATGCAACATAAGAGCTTGAGCTAAATGTAACTGTAAAAGCATTGAACAAGTTTTCTTCCATTATTTTTATCTATTAGGATTATATTTGATAGAACCATATTGACCACTCAAGTAAAATGATTGATTATAACTCTTAGCTGTCAACGCTCTGATAATGCCTAAAATATCTCCAGTATTAGAATCTATTTTTCTTATAAACTGTGCTTCTTCTTTTTTCCAGGTTTCATTTGTGGCTTCGTACTTAAAAATCTTAATTTGCCTGTCATCTGGATTGTCTGAAATTTTATTTGTATTTAAACCATCACATACAGCATAAAGAGCACCATCGTGAAATGTCAAAATTCGTACTCCGCCAGATGATGGGAATCTAACAGTATTATGCAATTCTAATATTTTTTTACTTGTAGGGTTATAAGTCTCACCTGCAATAAATCTCAATCTAGTGTAACCAAATAGAGATTCATCATTTTCTGGGCTAAGTTTTCCTATTTTTATTTTTGGTGCATCATAATCAGCAACTGAAGTTTTATATGTATCAGCAACAATAAAATTTTTCATGTTAATGGCTGGGTAGGTCTGATTTCCTAACCAAACTTGAATGTCTTTGTCTTGTGTTGTAATTCTGACAGTTGAAGGAAATAGATTTATATTAAAATAGCTATTAGTATTTACAAATTGAATATAATCGATATATGCATTTAATGGTCTTTTATCTTGTTCTGGCAAGCCTTCCAATTCAATTGCAATTTGCTTGATATTTCCATACCAATTTGGAGCCAACTCATACAAAATAAAATCAGAACTATTTTTGATATCAGTTGAAACCCAATTGTCAAAAGTTCCGTTACCATAAAGCCAACTAAACCTAACCTTGCCTGAATTTACTACTAAACCGGATGGAGCTACTATTTTAAGCTTAATCAAAACTTTTGTATTTATATCTACAGATATATTGACATTTGAATTGGTAATTCTTGGACTTCCTGTTTTGCCTAACTCATCAAGAAAAAGAGCATTTGTCACCTTTGCCGTTCCATCAGGTAAAAACTCAGAAAGTGATTCTACGGAAAGGTTTGTAAAATAACCAGCGTTAACCCATTCAGATGTGCTTCTCTTATCATAAAAATTCCAGTTTTTCAAAAATCCATACGTAGGAAGAGTTTTCGTTACAGTATTATTCCCACTTGTAAGCCTGATGTTGCTAGAATTAAATTCGAGTTTGTATTGTCTGTAGCCATCAGAAACCTCAATACCTTGATATCCTAATGGATTTTCTTGTATGTCAACATATCCAGAGCTACCAAAAAATACATCATTGCCTATCCAGTAAGGTTCAGCATCCTCATTTGAATATTTTTTGAATCCAGCATTAAACATTTCGACTTCAATAGTATGAGCTGGTTTGTAAAAATTAAACACATTATTTTCAATATCAGATACATTTAGTAAAAATCTTGAGTTGGAGTTGACATATCCATTTGAAATTAAAAATCCAACTCTTTGTGATGATGCTGTATTGAAATTGGCTCTTACAAAACTATAACTTCCATTAGAATAAAATAGAGTATATACTCCGTTTTGAGAAGTGGACGTTTGATCCTTTATCAATATTGACGAGCCCTCTTTGGTTTGAAATCCATCAATAATTGGAGGAGAAGATAAACTCAATGAAATGTTTTCAGTAGTAGCGCAATCTACTTCATTGTAAGGGAGTTGTGTTTGTGTCTTATCTAATATTTGCTCCCAATCACTACCTATTGAAAACTCGAATGCAGTTTCAGAGTTTGTAGCCCCAGTTAACAAAACTGCAGATTTCAAAGAACTTGGCGATGAGAAATCTGTTAAAAATGTATGGCTTACATTTGAGTTTAAGCGAGAATTAGTCACTCCACCCTTTGAATAAAATTGAGCTGGAGCTGGATCATCTACAAAATTTCTGTCGAATACTTGAGTTGACCATTCTTCATCATTCAATGGATTGTTTATAGGCACTTCGGAATATGCCCAAACTTCAGGCCTATCCGAAATACCAGCAAAAACTTGGTTATTTCCTTTTTCAATACACTGTATGTCAATGTTAGAGTCAGAAATATCTGCTATATTGTCTGGAATTAAACTATTTACCACTACAACAGAGTTTTCATTTAAAATTTGAGTATTTTCATCAGAGCTAAATGTTTCAGGGCCAATAACTTCTAAAGAAGGCTGGAGTTCAAAAGTAGCATACTGATTGTTTTTTAATCCCATAAAAACTTTATTATATGTAAAAGTCATTGAAAGAATGCCACCAGGGCTTGTGCCAATTGCTGACAAATGTTCCCATGTATTTCCATATTTGGCTTCTGACAACTTTGCTCTAAATAAATTTGGGTCTGTATCTGAACCAACATATAGATAAGGCTCTGTCTCATGTGCAAATTGACCTATTGTCATAGACGCAGCAGGCAAAGGATCGTTAATAAGCAGTTCAAATATTTCTTTAATTTTAATGCCATCATAAAACCAAATCTTTCCTGATGAACCGCCAAGAAATAGACCATCTGAATTTGATTCTACACTTAAAATAGCTCTTTCATTTTGATAAGTGAAGTCAATTAAAAATTGAGGAGATTCTTGGTTTCTCTTCCAAATTGATGCAACGTTTTTAACGACAGATGCGGTAATTGCTGACGGGTTGGAAACAGGAGAGGCTGGATCAAAAACTAATAATCCTTTAGAATCATCAACTCCAAAATTTACACCAGAACTTATACCTGTTAAAGTAATTATGTCAGTTTCTTTAAGTTTTATTTGTCTATTTTTAGAACCAGAATCTTGTGAAATTAAGTAATACGCAGTATTAGCAGCATAATCTGGATCGTTGCTATTTTGTAAATATGCCAAACTGTATTTTGTTTGAGTAATACCAATTAAATACAGCATATCTTCTGTATCAAATTTACTCTTCCAAACAATACTTTTATTAAAAATTGTATTACTCATTTTATGCTCATTACTTCTTAACTTTTAAAACTTTGTGCCACTTATATTCTGGTTGGGTGATATTGTTTCCGTAATCCCTAAAAGCAACCTCTACTCTCTTAACTCCATCTTCTTCTCCAGTAAATTTAATCGGAGCGTATGAGTTGTACATCATCCAGTTTGACCACTCCCCAGGGCCTTCGTTTGTAACTTTTCTATATCTGAAATCTTTGATACCAGAAACATCATCTGAAGCATTAATTTTCAGCCAAGAATCTTTTTTATTGGTTAGAAGAATTTCAGAATTTGTTTCTAAATTATAAAAAGAAACACTACCAAACGGAGCTTCAGTATCTACAGCAGCTATAGACTGAGCAACAAATGCCTGCGGGTATGATTCACTAATATTTCCAGCAAAATCCATCAATTGAACCCAGACTTTTCTAGCTCCTGAAAAGCCTATATTCATATTTGAGAATAAATATCCAAGCTCAGCTCCTGCATAATCATATCTTTGTGAACCATGAAGGTATACAGTGTAAAGATTATCATCATTATGATTTGTAAAAAGAGACCAACTTTGCCAAGGTTCAAAATAAACCAATCCGTAATCTGTCTCTTTACCAAATCTAAAAGCTAAAATTCCAGAGTCATTGTCAATAGCTTCTATTTTAAATGTAGCTGTTCTAACTGTAGATTTATCATACAATGTAAGTAAAGGTCTAGTTGTTCCTGTGTAACTTGGAGCGCTAATATCAATAGATACAGGCAATGATAAATTAGTAGCGTGACTAGAAAGATTAGAGTGAGTTAAAGCGCTTACTCTAAATTGCTGCATACTATTGTGGACCAAATTTCTTCTAGCGTGTGAATAAGCGTTAAATACCTTGAACCATAAATTACTAGCTAGATTCCATCCTTTGTAAACACCACTGCTTATTCTAGATTCGTTATTGTAATTTATTCCATTTGCTTCTGCTAAGGTACACCCCATAGGAGTTGATATTGCAACCCAAAAAGTATCACTCACTAATGCCGAAAGTTGATCAAATACTGCTTGAACTAAACTGTTATTACTTTTAGCAGTAAATGTATCTGAGTTAGTAAGAGTTGTAATATCAAGCCAATCTGTTAATGATGTGTTGGGCAAATTTGTTGTAGTATTGTTGCTATAAAATCTTATTTTCAACTGATCTTGCGGGAAGGATCTTTCTGCTCTATTCCATTTCATTTTAAATTCCAAAAGTTTTGGAACAACAGTTGAGTAAAAATCTTTATTATAGTTTATCTTAAAATCTTTAAACCAAAGGGTTGAATAGAAATTGTATGTGTTTCCAGTTCGCACAGGATACCATCTAGTACCTATATTCACCGTTCCCCCAACTATATACAACTCCTTATAGCTTGAAGTAGTATATGAAAGTAAGGTTGTAGTATTAGTTGATGGATTTAATGATTGAATAGTATAAATTTTATTTTGACTTTCAATGTCCTGGTCTTTAATTAATATGTAGTCACCGATAGACAAACTGGAAATATTAATGCCATCTATAACAGTAGTACTAGGAACGTAAAGTAAGTTTCCATTACTTGTAAAACCAGAATAACTTCCTCCTGTAGTTGCACATTTAATATTCAAAGGAGTGTCGTCAAGAGGTAATGGGTTATCGTAGTTATATCCAACAAAATCAGTGCTTGAGCTTAAAATAGATTGTCCAAGATAAGGTTTGCCTTTTGAAGCTCCTTTATCGCTTAACAAAAAGCTTCTTACACTTTGAGGCAGTGAAAAATAATTAGATTCAATGCCTGGTAATGACCTAAAATCAACAGAATAGATGTAATTTAAACTAGTAGAAGAACCGTGGTCTGCTGTTCTGAATCCAATGCCACAATAATACCCTAATCCATCAACTCCTGGGTTTAATTTTCTAGAAAGCTGGATAAAGCCTATGACATTATTATTTCTTTTAATATTGACCCATGTGGCGTTTGAGGATGTTCTTTGGTTTGTACCTGACAAACCTTCAGGATGAAAATCAGTAAGCTCTACTGTGTAATTGTTTCTACCTGAGGCAACTGGCTTATAGCTTCTCAAAACATAGTAAGACAAAGTGTTATCAGCATTTCTTTGAGTGACACTTATTTCATTTCTCACTGCGCTGAAGTTTACAGTAATACATTCATGATTTAACTCTTGATCGGTTTGAGAAAAATCAGGATCGCAGTTCAAACCTAATGGGAGCAATCTACTTCCAGAATAAAGTAAATCTGGTGCAAATGCGACATACATTTCATCACAGTCATGTTGAAATTCAAAATTTAAACTTGCTCTATTTGACAAACTTGGTTTTGAAAATTGAATTTCATGATATTGCTTACCTGTAATTGTATTCGGAGCAATTATATATTTATTCAGTTTTGTAAAAGTTAATTTTGTAGAATCTTTTTGAACTGCAGATGCTGATTGCCAAACAACATCAGTCATTTCTTCATCAAAATAAGTGCTCCAAGCAGTATCAATAGAAGAAATAGGATAATTTAAACTATTAAAATCTTCTTTTCTGCAGTCACCCAAATCAGCAGCAATAATACCTGGACCGCTTGCAGCAAGCATTCCTTTGACAGTTACATCAATTCCAGCATCATCAAAACCATCATAAAAAACACCAATCGATGGATAATAACCAGAAATAGAAGTCATTATCGGCATCATAGTTCTACCAAGCAAGTAACTTTTTTGCTTTAGATTCTCAGGAAGTGTTGAATCTATATTTGGGGTGAAGTAACTCTCAACAATGTAATTATCTCCATCATCTGTTAATTGGAGATATGTTTCATAAATTCCGCCAGACAATATTTCAGGAGTCAAAAACGCTGGAAGATAGGTTATTTGATATTCACTAGATTCATCACCAGAAGAATCTGTGTAATACATATAAGACAATGGAGCTATATTATCACTGACTACTATTCTTGTAATTATTTTATCTTGATTATTAACCGTTGACGTTCGCATACACAAAAATACAGACACTGTGTATTCATCGCCCAGGCTTAATACATCCATATTTACTTGGGACTGAAAATAATATGAATTGTTTGTTGAATCTAAAGTTAATCCAGTAGTGCCATCTAATGTAAAGCCTTGTGTGAACTCAGAGCCGTTCTTAGAAATATTATATGGTGTTCCAATGACTGCACCACATGGAGAATCATAATTTGAGTATGTGGCATCTAAACCAGGGACTAAAGTAACATCATCACGATAAAATCTATGAGCAGTAATTGATAAAGAATTAATATTATCAATATTTCCATAACCTAAACTTAAATAATTATCTTCTGTGCTTACAAATTTAGCAACATAGTTAAGTGTGTTATTATAATTATATATTTCAGTAAAAGAGCCTATATATGATGAAATAGCATTATTGTTTGAAGTTTGTAAATCATTAGATTCTTTAAAAGTAACTAAAGAATCAGCACCAGTCCATCCAGATTTTAAAATAGAATATTCATTAGAAGATGGTGTTGCTGGTAACTCTCCGGCCCAATAGATTTGGTCAAAAATTCCACCAGTATTAGGATATGTTACTTCTTCATCGTTAGCATACAGTATGGCTTTAAGATAAACAGTACATAATCCACCATTTCCACTTAAAGGCCAGTTTTGAATAATAAAATAGCCGTCGCCTGAAGCAGATGACGATGTGTGAGTTTCTCCAGATCCATAAAAATATTCTTTAGTTAAAACTATTGTGTAGTCTAACGTTGGGTCGTATGTAGATGCTGGAAAGTTTGTTATTTTATATGTAGATGATTCAGTAAATTCTGGATCATTTGAAATATAAAGCTCTTTGATACTAGTTAAATCATATACTGTAGATCTCGTAGCAACATCTCTAATCTCAAACTTAAATTTAAGAGTAGTAGAATTTGAATCATATAATGGATCTTCTGATGAATGATTGTTGTTATAGTTTTGGCCAAGCTCTAAAAATTCAGCTCTGAGTGATTCACTTCTTAAATTATTGGGCAGGATGATTTTTGTAAGATAAGCCATTATTACACCGTTTGATTTTTTGGGGACTTTAGTAAAATATTCTTAGTAAAGATAACCCCGCCCTTGAATTTAATTATGTAATGAAATTAAACTGCAATGGTATATCTCTTTGTACAGAGAAGGGGGCATAAACATCGAAATACATGTATCCATCTACATATTCAATGCTGTTATGAATGCCTGAAGAATAGAAGGTATATTCAGCAGAATAAATAGATATATTTTTGGTTGTACTATAATATCTCATTGTCATAGGAATATAGACTGGAGCTTTAACTGTATCTAATCCATTAGGTAAGTATACTTTCAGTTGGCACTTTGATATTACGCCAACATTTATAGCTTCAATCACTGAGTTACAGACAATTTTAAAATATATAGTTCTTGATACATCTCCTTTACCTGACAAATAATTATTTTGGTCAGTAATTGAGTAATCAGTAACATCATATTCTGCTGGAACTGTAGAAATAATAGGAACACCATTTCTTATCAATCTTGGAAACTTGAAAACTGTATCTTGAGTTGTATCTATATCCCCGCCTGAATTAAAGTAGTCAAAAGTACCAATGGAAAATTCTGGTTCTCTGTCACCAAATATAATTGTGGGAAGACCAGAGGGAGATGTTAATGATGTAAAATTAAGTGCTTTAACTTCATTTTCATCATCATCAAGATGTAATTTTAATCTAGATAAGTTGTTATTTACTTTGATTAAAACAGTACCATTATCATTAAAATTAAAAGAACCAGAATCAATTTCTAATACATAATTATCATTGACTTTTAGTTTTTTATCTGTAATTTTTGTAAATGTCGCTCCAAAAAACTTAATAGCAAAAGAAACAGTATATGATAAAGTCTTGTGCATATCTAAAACAAAAGATCTATCATTCGACATAACATCTGCAGTTATATCTTTTCTTACGTTTAACTTTAGTTTAGTATCAGTCTTTTCAGCAACTAAATTTGACGGAGCAGATATAAACTCTAATGTAAAATCATCTTCTCCAAGCACGAAGGAAATAATCGAATTTGATAAAAAGTTTAAGTTCATTATTTTACTCTGATACTAACAAATCACCATTTTGCAATACAGACAAGCCCTTTGGATGTAATAAAAGATTATTATTATTCCAAGATTTTATAACCTTATTTGAAGAGTTTACTCTTAACAACTTTGAAGACTTACCGTTTGTAAATGTGTCATCAACCAAAACATAGTATTCACCTGATTTTTCAGTAGGTAACGCATAAACGCAATCTCCATCTTGCGGTAATGTTGTTATTGGAAAATCCTTAGTGTTAGTTCTTTTGATGATTATTAATTCACCCTTTTGTGTTGATGATTTTGATGGTGTTGCACATAAGACGTTATTATTATTCAACACAAATGCAGAACCAAGAAAACCTTCTTTGTATGTGACTAAATCTGAACTTATTGCCCATAAGAGAGTGTTTGCAGTATCAGAATCAAAACATACGACAGAATTTGAAAATGGCTGCGCAATTACGTATTGATATGAGTTTGTCATATTTATCGAAATTGGGTTGTAGATATTAGCATAATAAATTGGACCTTGCATGATTGGTAATTCTATACTTCCACTTTGAGCTACTGTTAAACCAGTTTTCGGAGGAGCTATAAGACTTGTTGAAATACCATCTCCGTTATAATCAAATATTTCTGTAATATCGCCATCAGCAAAAGCTTTGAAATCCATTTTCGTAAATGCATTTGCTTGAGTAGTCTTTAAATTAACTGAATCTGATATTTCTACAGAGCCATTAAAGTCAATCCTGTTTCTTAAGTCAAAATATTTAAGAGAAGGACTACTCAATAAAGGATTTTGATAATAAGCTGATTGAACTACGAAGCCCCCTGAACCATCTCCGGTATTAGAAGAGCCTGACTGGGAAGCTGGAGTTAAAACAGAATTGCCTGTATTTGATCCTGTCCCTCCAATGTTATTTGTGCTATTAGATGTTTCACCAGCATTGTCAGCCTGTCCATTTGAAGTGAAGGCTCCAGTCAATATTATTACTTTTTTTGTTGTGGCTGATTTAAGAATATTATTGAATTGGGTTGTTAACTTTAATAGAACTGTTGAAGATTTTTGTGAAACTAGAGGCGTAAGAAGTTCTACGGAAGATACATATTGTGTTTCGTTAGCTGAAATATCAAACCCGTCATAAACTACCTTGATGCTTGTAGTATCCACTATGTTTACACATTGCGAAAATGGTAAGTAAATCACACCAGTATCAGGATTGTAATGAGCCGCCAAAACCATAAAATCTCTTTCAGATTTCTTAAGTCTTAAGTTTCCTTGAATAATTCTTTTTACTTTACCATCAGATTGGAAATGAATGATTCTGTCATTAGCAGTGTCAGCATATACTGAAGTATTGTCCCAAATTATTCTAAAATCTCTTGGTTTGTAAAATCCATATATTGTTGACTTATTAAATATTTGCCAAGGTGTTAAGTAAAATTTTAGGTTAAATTCTGCGTTATTATTATCCTGACCATCTTCGTATGTGCTTGTTGTGCCAGATTGATTTGCAGAAACTACAGCATTCTTTTGTATGTATATCCAGTTTCCAATGTCTGAAACATTTTCAAGAATTAATGAGTTTTTGTTTAAACCACCATCTGAATATGTAGCTCCAATTGAAACATTATATCTTTGGTATTCGCTTTCAAGCCATCCAGATTGCCCATTGGTAAAATCATCATTGTCTTTGTTCCAGACACGACTTTGGGTTCCGCCAACAGAAGTATAAACTACATTCAACTTTTGAAATTCTGGAGTAGATGTACCCTCGAAGTTTGAATAGAGGTCAACTATTATATCAACGTACCTTCCAATATTGAACTTTGTTTCAGTTACATCTCCTGCACCTGGAACAGTTATCGTATATGAGCTAGGAGGTACAATTTCATAAGTATCCCCAGATAATGTTGCTTCAGCTGTGATATCTAATGCAGTTTTAGAATTTAAATCATTTTCAGTCGAAGAGTCAGTAATTCTTGCAGATATTGTGTATGAAGTATTAACTGGTACTGTGATCTTATAGGCATATAAGTTTAATGTAGCAGAAGAGCTCCCAGTATTTAACCTAAAAATGTATTTAGCATTAGAAGCGTATAAATATTCATTCCATAAAAATAAAGCTGAAAGGTATCCATTTTCTTGATTTTGTCTTTCAGTAATGACATTAGTTAACTCATCACCGTTAGGGTCTAAAATCAACTCTGCAGATGGGGCGATCAATTTCAATACAGGTGAGGCATTTCCGTCCCACTTTTCACCAGTTACATCATTGGTTGTTATGTAAAAAGCAAATCCAACTATATTAACTCTATTAGACGGTAACTCAATAAGTTCAGATAAATCAACATTTATAAATATATCAGTATCGTAATCGTCTGTTCCGTTTGTAAATATTTTTTTGAATATGCTTCTTTTAATATCTAAAGTTTGTACTGTTGAGTTTGCCCTATCTTCAATAGTTTCTGTCACTAAAGTAGAATCTTTAATTCTACTGTCAGCAGTGTCAACCAACAAAGTCATGTAAATACTGCATGCAGAATCAGTTTCAGCAAGGTTGATTCCAAAGCCAATGTTTGTTACCCTACTCCAATCTCTTTTTGAAGTAGGAATTGTGAAGACAGTATACTGAGTATCAGTGTAAGTATCATCGGTATTTCTTAACTTCTTAGTAAAATAATTCCACCCATAAGCAGCATTTTCAAAGTCAGACCCAGCAGCATTAGATAAGATAGAAAAGTTTAATGGAGTGTCAATAGTAAAATTACCATCAACTGAATCTGAAGTAGTGCCATTTATTTTTACGTTTTCATCAGCATAAAGTCCAAGATCCTTACCAGTGATATAATCATACATAGTTTGGAACTGAGTTTTAGTGTCATAAGTAACAGAAAATGCCGTGTTAGAATCAGACAAAGCGGCTTCAATAAAATTAACGCTCGAATCATAACCGGCGCCAACTGTGTCATATACATTTGCTTCAGTGATATACACAGGAAGGTTTAAATCTCTAAATGTAGTCGATGTATCTGATGACCTATTTGGATATATTGCTGGTATATAAAATAAAGAATTGATTTGTGTTGAATCTGAATCTTCTGAAAATTGTTTTTTCATTGCTAAAACAATTTGAAGTCTATTCGCCATTGACAAATCAGACAACCTGTAAGAACTATCGGGAAGAGTTAAAGCACCTAATAATGAGTCTATCTGTGAGTGACTCAAAGTACCAATATTAGTAAGGTTTTTGTGGTCTATTGTTGGTAATCTTTCTGCATCCAAAGTTCCCTTAGTTACTGTGGAAATATCTAAGTTTTCGACATATTCACCAGAGAGCTTGCCTTGAACATGACTACCAAGATTGATAGGACTAGGATTGTTTGATCCACCTATGTGCTTGTGTTGATTAATAATATTTGACAACGATGCAAATAAGCTTATTCTTGTTCTTCCAGTTGTGAACGGCACTATAGTTGTTGTTAATCCAAATGTCACAACAACTCCACCTAAAGATATGTAATTATCAGTATCAGAAATTTCGAACAAGGATGATATGAAATCGACTTCTTTTGTTACAGGCGTATTGTCGTTTGCTACGGCATAAACCCATATAGTAACACTAGTCACTCCAGTTGGTAGAATAGGTAAGGCTACATCTACAAAAGTAGTAGTTTCAGCAGACTTCCAGGATACAAATCCCTTCCCACTTGAAACCCTTATGTTTTGAAAATCGTTTGGAATTACACTTATGACCCAAGACGAGAAATTATTAGTCTCGTCTTCAATGATTCCATTTCCAAAGATTTGATAAAGAGAATACGTCTGTGTATCAAGTGCTCTAAAACGGAGTTCGTCAAGGTCAAGATTTTCTGATAAGTCTTGGTTTGGTTCTAAATATCCCAAACCATATATTGGTGTCTTTCCCATTATCTATCTGGTTGCTCTTTGGATGTAACTTTAGCAATTCCCCATCTTGAAACTCCCCATGTTAGAGATTCATTGTCTGGGTCTACCCTGTCTCTTTGAGATGGAGATACTCCCAATGTTAGCGCTAAAGAAGATTGAATATTTAAGAGACTGTCTCTCTTATTGTTTGAATCTTGAATCTGCTTTCTAATAACATCGGATAAGCTTAAAAATTCTGGCATAGAAACACCTCTTTATAAATTATTTTTCCAATTTAATAGCTTGTTGACCTGTAACAGTTGCGATAATGATATTTTCTTTTTTATTACATTGATATGTAAGGCTAGTGTACAAATATGCATCTGTGACTTTGGTATTATTATTCATCATGCTTTTTATGACAAACGAACCATGAGGATTTAAAGGTCTAGTTACATAGCAAGAAAAGCTAATACTATATATTGGTTTTTGAAGAATGTTAATTTTGTTTCTTAACCAAGTATCAACAGATAAAAAATCAGGGAAATTTTTATCTAATGGTTGATAAAGTTTACTGTCATAACCAACGTATCCTTGAACTGAATAGTCACCATTTATGATTGATTGAAACCCGTTTGCTTGTGGGTATGAGTATCGTGAAAACGAGAATCCTTCATAACCACTACCTCTTGCTTCAAATGATTTATAAAAATTGCCATTTTCAGTTGATATGCGGAATGGACCAGATAGCAAACCATGCCAGTCCTCTACATTTTCTTTAAAATAAGCATCTCTAGTATTTGCATCAGTTAAATCTATACCAAATAGTTTAATACTATCTCTATATTTTGAGTCATATCTCCAGTTTATTTCAAAAACTTGCTTTGAATAATCAAATCTTAAAAATGGCATTTCAGTTTGCTTTGTAAAAAATTTATTCAACAAAATATCAAGTTTTGAAATAATAGTATCGCCTTCTATGGCATAGACTTGCTGATTATCAAGCTGTGTATATGACATATTAGCTTCTAAACTTTTTATGTATCCAGGATTTTCATACATTCTTAAATACTGATAAAAGCTTGAATGCTCGAAACATCTATAAAGTGAATATTTAAGCTTTGCTCCACCGAACAAAACATAATTCTTAAACCTTGTACTATCCAAAACCATCTTTCCTACATCGGTACATTCGAATTCTGTTTGTGACATTGAAGCACTTCGTTCAGTAGTTGACTTTACTATAAAACCTTGAAAAAATATTTCTAATTCATCATTATAGCCAGCAGAAAGCTCAATAACTATTTTATTTTTTTCTATCAAACTCAAGATATTCATGCCGTTATATTTGGTATCTTGAGAGTATCCAGCATCAAAGTTTTTCAATGTTACAGTAGCTTCGCCAAAAATAAGGTTTGAATCACCATTGTTGTATCTGACAACCCAGCTTTCTATATATTCTGAAATGTCATAAGCTGGAAGTTTATTTGGATCTTGTCCGCCTATTGGGTAAAGTAAACTGTTGTCAGGTGCTAATGAATAAACTGGCTTACCTTTGTTATTCAAAAGCTTGTTTTCTATTTTATGTAGTACAGGACCGCCAATTACTGAATTGTATCTGACCTGTCCAAATCCATTATTTACATAAGAATTTACAAATTCAACCTGAGTATTACCACTTCTTGAATCCTGATAATGAGATACGCCATTATCTTTGACATTTTTATACCCAGTGTATGGATCTAATTCAAATGTAGGTGACGAAGTATCATGGCTAAAAGTGATGTGTGGCTTATAGTCATCCGATCGACTATCAAAATTATTAAAAGCTAAAGTACCATATTGAACTCCACAACTAGCATAGCTACATTGTATTGTAATAGTTGCGTCTTGAGGCAAGAAATTGATAAATTTATTTTTGCTTGAATCTGAGTTTTTATTTTGTGATAAAGGTGAGAGGTTTTGCCACTGGCTTACATCTGGAGAGAATCCTATCAAAGCAATATCGTTAAGAAAATGCATATATATATTTATGACGGATGATTTAGTGTCTTCATTGCCAGTAACAGGAAATTTTACATTTTGCTTTAATTTCTGACCACCCGGAGTAATTGTGTAAAGTTCGTTTTTATAAGGGGTGAATTCAAATTGATATAATAAATTATTGTGTTTAGGTGTGGCAGATCCAACTTTGACAATAATAATAGATTCCTTACCGTTGATATTATTAGTAGAAAAAGATGGTGAAATTGATAGATGAAAACTATTATTAGTAGAACCTCTTTCAGTAACTTTTTGAGAAATTATTGAAGATGTAGTTTTTCCAGCAGAGTCAACAGATTTTTTTACGCAATACAAAGTGCTATCATCATCGTAAATAACATCTTTGCTTAATGGGTATATTCTTTTGATATAAGAAGTTTCTGATGGAGATGATAAATAAATAGACGATTCTCCAATTGTGTCTGATTTAGTAAGCAAAACTGGATTAGTAGTTATTTGACCTTTATGTTTTTTTGAGTCTGTGGTTATTAAATTGCCTTTTTGATCGACCAAGGCCCAGATATTGTATGTAGTTAAAACCTTTGAAGCACCATAAGGGTTAATAGTTGAAAAAGGCATAATAGGCACAGACAAATCGGGATCTACAGGCACTTTTGGAGTCTGCTCTAATATATTAAGTCCAGAATCACCAATAAAATTTGGCGAGTATTGATCAGTTGGGCCTTTTAAAAGATTAAATATTGGGTGGCTTTTATCTGGCTCTATGCTTCCATATGCAAAAGTACATCTTGTAGCTCCTATCTGCTGATTGACAGGAGGGATTTGAGCATTCATCAAATTTGAAATATTTTGAAAAAATGAAAATGAATTCAAATTATAATTTTTTCCACCCAATGTTTGAAATCTATCTTGTTGAGCATTCCTGTTAATCGGGTTTGTATTTTCTGGATCAGTTTGCGATGAGGCCGAGCTGTAATACCCGTTGGCAATAGGTGGAGTTTCGTTATATAAAACATAAAGCTTTGCTTTTATAACAAGTTCTCTTGTCTTATCTACAATCATTTTGAAAACACCTCGTATGCTTTTTTATCAAACACTTTGGAATATGGATATATCGTTTTAGAAACAATTTTATTATTAGAATTTTTATACCAAGCTATCAAATGTTTCTCGTCTTTATCAAACACTAAACCCGATCTTTGCTGAGGAACATCAGAATTGTCATTAGAATCATCGTTATTTAAAATGACATAATTTGCTTCATTAAGATTATAAATTAACGGGTTATTTGCTTTATCAATTTCAAAATTTCCAGACACCAGTTGCAGCATGGGCATAATATTTGCAGGGGCATCAACAAAAGATGTAAAACTCGTATAAAATATTTTATTGTTGCACCAAAACGTCAAATGAATAATTTTATTTCTTTTTTCAAAAATTGAGGTTAAGCCTGAAATATTATTTCCACTTGAACTTGTTCCTAATATTGTATTCAAGTCGATAAGTGTACGTTCCTCAGATAATAGATGCCCATTCAAAACTTTATATCGTATTGCATTATTGCCTTGCGAAACATAAAAAATTATAAAATTATTTGGTTGATATCCAATAATATTAGGATAGGTCTGAGCTACAGGGTCGGAATCTTGTTCTTGAAGATTTAAAAAATCTGGATACTTATCTGGGTCTAGTGGGTCAGGAGTTGGGCCTGCTATTAAAAATGTGCTTACTCCTTGTTTACCTGTAGATGCCAAGAATGCTTGTGTGACTTTCAGAATTACACTTCCGCCGTCAACATAACCAACAGCAAATACGGTGTTTCTGTCATCATCAATAAATGCAGAGGTAAAATTTAGTTGATCAAAAAGTTTTTTCTGAACTGAAAAACCTTCATTCGATTGAAAATATTCAGTACCCGGTAACTGCCAACTGTTTTCACTAGTTCCTGCATTATTTAATGCTGCTGATGAAAATGTACCATTACTGTCTGCTGATTCGCTTAATAAGTAAAATGTGTCTGCGTTTGGAAGTGAGTTGTCAATAGGCTGAAAATTAATTATTAAAGGATTCTTTCCTTTGAATGGTACTTCAGCATTAGACTGAAAATCTCCCTCGCTTGGTGTAGATTTAACATTGTATGATTCATAAGTACCTGAATAACCGCTTACCGAAACAACGTCAATTTCACCAGCTTCACTTACGTCTTGTCTATTGCTATTATATGCAACAGTCATATTTCCACTTAAATTAGAAGTTGAAACACTAACTGAATCTTCTGCTGCTTGAGCTCCACCTAGCACAGATCTAAAAAGAATCTTTGCACTACTCGAGCCTGAAAAAGAAGAGTTAAACTTTACTTCAGAATTTTCTGGCATACTTACAAACCATGTAGGACTATAAAGTGTTCCTGTGATTTTATATGGATTTGTATTCGAAACTGTTTTTGTCCCCAATGAATCTTCTGAAGCAATAAAGAAAAATTGCCCGTCTATCTCTGGATCATTACCAAGAACTTTAACAGGAGAAATTGGTAAATCTTCATTAAAACCAGGAGATCCAGAAGCATCATCATTTCCTACAACACTGAGGTATTCGAGTGTATGCTTTGTGATACTAACTGATTCAAATTTAAATCCAGGCTTTAAACCTTCTTTAGACGAATCTGAGGTTAAATCAGAATATGAATATTTTCCTGAGGAGTAAGGATACAAACTAACTCTTAAAACAAACTGACTTTCAACAGATTCTATATTGAAAGGAATGTTGATTGTAGGTGAGTAAGATATTTCTTCTTTGTCAGTTAGTATAGGTGACTTAAATAATCTTGATAAAACTTTACCATTGCTGCTTATAATTAGTCCCTGAATTTGTAAATCAAAACCTAAGTCCTTGTCTACATTTTTTCTTGTTAATTTTATTGTCCAAGTTCCAGTATTGACTCTGCCATTTGATAGTAACTGTCCGTCTGTTACAAAATCGACATTAATAAGAGCAGAAGAATTTGTTGGTTGAGAGGTTTTCTTTAAGATTTTAAATACTTGTTCAGTTAGAGTTATATTTATCTTTCCACCCTGATCATCTGGATTCATAACCAATAAGTCTTTAAAAGCATTCTCTATTGTAGTTGTTGCAGTGGCTGAAGTAAACTTTTGGCTATATTGAATGTATCCAGAACTCTCACTAGCAGATTTTCTTCCTGTTAATAACTTTGTAAGATTAATTGGTGATTTTAATGAAGTGAAAGTTGCACTCGTAAAAATGGAAGAATCAAAAGACCTCATTGGATATAATGTATTGGATATATTTTGAAATATATTAGACTCTATACCAGAAACTTCCGAACTTGCTGAAAAGCTAATTTTAGGAAAAACTTCAAACTTAGTTCCATCAGTAGAATTTGTTTTTACAAATACTTCAACTGCTAAAATCGCTGAAGTAAAATCCAATCCCGAAAAGGTGAGTTTTTTTTGCTCATTTATATACCGAGCAATTTCAAATGTTTGTAAATTTTCATCAATAGGTGGAGAAACTAAAAGATCAAGAAAAGAGCTAGGCTTTTCTCTTGCAACAGTTGTTTTTCCATCAATAACTTTGAAAATAAATTCTGTTTTATCTCTGTAGCTTCTGACTGATTCAATGTCATTAACATTTACATCCACTGGTACAAACCAGTATCTAAAATAAATATGACTTACAGAATTATTTGAAGTAGCGTCAGCGTCTTTGAAATTAACACTTGCATCGAATGCTGTTTTAAATGTCCCTTTGGTAAATGTGATTCCGCTGTTTATAGGCATTGGGTACTTTTCATCTGATGCTATAAAAACGCCCAATGAAGTGTCTACTATATCTTTGTCATTACTTTTGCCAGAATCTGTTAAGGTTACTACTTGTTTTTTTGAATAAAGGATAAACTCTGTAAGCTTTCTTAAACCAGAGCTTAAAACAGTCCCATCAAAAACATATCTTGCATGTCTTCTACCAACACCAACATTTAAAAGAGTAACAAAATAAACACCTTCACCGCCAACATTTCCAAGAGCTGCTGCCGAACCAGTATCAATTGCATTCGATGCACCAAAGAACCTCAAATCAACACTATGGGAAAAACCAGGACTTTGAATTCTTTTGTCTGAATTAAAAACTTTTACATTAATAGTAGGGCGAGTATCAGATGTTGATGGGGCTTTAAATGTAGCTGAAGATGAATTGGAAGAATCAACCTCACAATCAACCAAAACTGCATATCCTAATATAATAGAAGGCAAGTTTCTATCATCTATGTTACATGAATTAGAAGCTTCGTATATAGAAAACTTTTTCAAATCTAACTTCAATGATTTGATGTTTTTATTAGGTATTAATTTTATTTCTTTTGCTTGTGGATAATTTGTAGCAGACAGCCCAGATTCTAAGCTGGTTTCAAACCTGAGTTGTTTTGTTATGAAAGAAATACTAGTTGAAAGTCCAGTTAAGGGAAGTAGTTTTGCTGACTTGTCACCAGTTTTTGATGTATACACCTTTCCATCAAGCAAGACATCCATATATAAATACTTGGTTAAATCTACTTGACCGTAATTTCCAGATTGAATATTCTTCTTATCTTCTTCATCTGTAACTGTATCTAAAAAAGTAGAATCTTTAGGGTCCACTACAAAAGAATATTCTAGTTGGATTGAAGCTATACGCCTAGAAGAAGGAATAGTCACTGCATAACTTAACAACTCTTCAATGGTATCTCCATCTAGTTTGTTAGTTATATCTATGTAATCAGAAGGAGGTAAAGAGATGTAATTTGATGGATTTTGCAAAGGTCTAAAAACATTTTGAATAGGGAAATATTCTTGACCAGACGAAAAAATTCCAGTAGCCTTAACTCGTGTACGTGAAGTATTATTATTTTCTAAATCAGGTACAGCGTTGTAAAATCTACCTCTACCAATTCTAGCTTGATAAAATCCTTGAGCTTGAGAATTGCCATTTGCATTAGTTTTTGGCGACCATGTATATCCAAAAATAGGAGGTATAAATGATGGGTTGGAGTATGCTTCACCTGCCATTTTATGAGTTTAAGAATCTGATAAATAGATCCTTCATCTCCTTCTTCATTTTTTCTTCGCTCTTTTTAAAATCTAGCTGTGATCTCTTTTCGTAAATCTCTGTGACTTCAGTCAAAATCTTATGTTTAAGAATAATTATATCTTCTTCAGTAATGCTAAATGTTTTAAGTTTTTCTTCTATCTTGGTAAACACTAACTCGGTGATTTCTCGATAGTCAACTCTTTCTTCAGTTTCTTGAGTTGATGTAGTCGTGCCTGGTTGTTGATTGTTGAAAGTGTTATATACATTTAAGTTTTCAGTATTATTCTTTTCATTAGAAAGATGATTATATTCTAAGTTGTTGAAATTTTCTGTCTTGTTGCTTTGATTTACTGTTGACTTTTGTTGATTGTGATGAATTGTTTACTTCTTCGACAATTTTATTAACTTCTTCTTGAATAAACTTATTCCAAACTTTTTCAATTCTTAAGTTTGAAATTTGAATATCTTCATTTTCTTCAATTTGTTTTACGACAGTTATGTTTTTAAACTCATTATCAGTATTTGTTGACTCGTAATTTAAGCTTGTTTCTGACAAATTAACTTGATTATAGTTTGGATGAATACTTGTTTGTGCTATGTTGTTTATTTCATCATAAACTTCAATTTTGGATGTTTGGTAAGATGTGTTATTATCAAAATCAAGTGTTATATTTTCAATTTTTTCAATTCTATTTTCTATATTATTGACTTTATTTTCAATGTTATTTATCGCATTGGTTTGAGCCATTGAATTTAAAACATTTTGAATTTGATTCACATATTCATCATTCAATTGAATTGAGTTATCATTTTGTTTTTCAAATAATAATGTTCTTAACTCGGTAGAATTTTTGCTTATATCAAAAAGTAAATTCTGATTAAACAAATTAGTTAAAGAATTTTGATTGAAAGTATTTAAGATTTGTTCATTAATATTTGTGTTATTAGAAATATTTTGTATTAGCTCTTCTGATGATCGATTTTCATTATAAATACTGCCATTCTCTTCTAAAATTTTATTAACATTTTCTATAACTTGATTGTTAACGATATTTTGGTTTAGACTAATATTTTCACTTATAGTATTTGTTAAAAGCTTTGCCACATTATAATTTTGAACAGCGGTAGTTAAGGTTTTTAAAACTGTGTCGTTTTGAATTTGTATTTGGTTACTTACACTGTTTATTTTGAAAGAATTTAAAATCTGTTCGATATATTTCTTTTGATGACTGAGATTGTTTTTGATTACAGATGTTATCAGCTCATTATTGACTTGATTAAACTCGGTTTTTTCATTCACATTTTGATTGATGTTGTTTATTGCATTTTGGAAAAGCAAACTATTTAATTGCTCAAATTTATTTTCAATTGCTGTGAATATCAAATTGTCAAAAGTTTGAATTAATGATGATTTATTAATTACACTTTCATTTTGAATGAGGTTAATAATACTTTCATGAACTTTAGACATAAATATGCTTTGTTCTAGTAAATTTGTAAGAACTACATTATTGTCTATTTTGCCATCGAAATTAGTTACAGTACTTGTTTGGTTATATGTTTCAGTTAATAAATTTGAAACTTCTTCTATACTTTCTGCAGTTTTCAAAATATTATAATTTTCAGTATTTAAATACTCTGGATAACTTGTAGTAATTATATTTACAGCTACCGTCTTGATATCATTCAAGATTGAAGTTTTTTGTTCATCGGAAAAATTAATTATCTCTGATGAATTTTTACTTTCAAAAATATTGTTTCTTAGATTGCTTATTGTTTCTATAAAAGATGGCGTGAGGATATGTTGCTGAAGACGAATATTAAATTCGCTCTCATACATCTCAACATCCTGGGCAGAAAAGCTGTCATTGTAAGAAATTTTATTTAATGTTTCTATTTTAAAACTTTCATTCAAAAAGTAATTTCTAACAGCTTCAACATTTTTTGTCTCAAGTAGTGAATATTGTTTACTATTGATGACATTATTTAAAATTTCTAAGATGGAATTAGATTTTTCTTCTACACTCAGAGATGAATTTTTGATGATATTTTCAAATGAATCAATTTTGGTTTGACTAGTATTTAAAACTTGTAATGAATTAGATATTGCAGTGTTTAAAATTTCATCTTTATAAGCATTAAAATTGTTTTTTATACTTTCTTCGTTTGAATTATTGTAAATATTTTCAATAGATTCTTTGAATTCATTTTCAAATTTAAAGCTGCCTGTTTGCAAAGTTAAATCCATAAATCTATTTGACAATAAATTTTGTGTTAAATAATTTTGTTCATTGTTTTGGCTTTCAGAAGATATATCAATAGAAGTATTGATAAAATTTTGCCTATTCAATAAAAACTCAAAATCATTATTTATGATATTTTTAGCAATATCATAAATCTCAGTATTGTTATTGTTTTGGTTGATGCTTGACGAATTATTCTTGTAATCACTGTTAATGAATAAAGATTGATACTTCTTACTTATAGACTTTTGGATTGCATTTTCAAAAGAGAAATTGTTTTCCACATTTTGCTTAAAAATATTTTCTAAAATATCAAATTTAAGATTGTCTCTATTTACTGTAATTTTATATGTTTTAATGTTCTGGGAAATTTCACTATTCGA